ACGAAGACGAAGACGACAAAGACGACGAGCGATGACCACGGTGGGAGCCTACGGCATGATCACGAGGTGCACGAGGTGATTCGCTGGATGATGTGCCGGCGGCTCGGCATCCACCGGTACACGAAGATCCAGATCCCGGTCATTGACGAGAACGGCATACAGCCGTTCTTCATCATGCAGCAGTGCGAACGTGAGCGCTGTGACGAATATCGGATCTTCGCGAACTGGCGGTACCCCTGGGAATCACGACACAGGGTGATCAAGAGATGATGACGAAAGCACGCGTTGAGACGCACGTCTGCGCCTGGACATACGTTCCCGCCTGGGACGAGAACGGCATCGAGTGCCCGAGGTGGTGCTGCGTCAAGCGCTGGTCCGATGGGCAACCCTGCCACGCGATGACGTACCGTGATCCTGATCTTGAACTTCCCGGCTACGTTCACGTCAACGGCTGCGCCCTCTGTGGCGTCCTCCCGCGAGAGCACTTTCAGCGATATGATGGGCTACACCCACGTGATAACCAGGGTTATCACCCGCCCAGCGACGCGCTGCGCAAGCAGCGCCTGATACGCAACCGCTACGAGCGGATCAAGAACGAGCGATAGACGGGGAGCGGAACGATGAGAATGGAAGACCTGGGACGTCGTCTCCTGTTCAGGGGTCACGATGGGATGTGCCAGTGAATCACAGGCGTATGCGCAGCGCGAAGGTCGCCCTGTCCACCGGCTTCATCACGCTAGCCGCGTCCGTCGCGGCGGCGTGTGGCATGAACGACGAGACCCTGTACTGCGGCGACGAGCACCGGTACGTCGTCGAGGAGGAAAACTGCGAGAACGACGATGACGGGCACAACGGTACGTACTTCATCTACCACGGGCGCTGGCCCAGTGACGTGAAGCCGGGTAAGCAGCTGCCCAGCAACGGCCTAAGCGGGCGCGTCAAGGCGACGGACAGCTCCGCACGGACGAACCTGGGCATCCCGGCACGCGGTGGGTTCGGCGGGAACGGTAGCGCGCTGGGCGGATCCACGGGAGGCTGAGGTTACGGTGTCGAAGTTCGTCGGGCGCACGCGTGAGGGCTGCATCAAGTGCGGCAAGTTTGTGATGGATCTCGATGACGCACGCGCCGTGGCACGTCGTGCCACCACACGATACGCGGACATCCCCACGCAGCGGAACAAGACCGCCGTGGAGGAGGCGTCACGACGTCTCGCGGAGGCGAAGAAGTACTACGATGATCACATGAGCGAGCACACCGCAGAGAAGTCCAGGCGAGGTGACGGAGAGTGACGTACTGGTGGCTTCACCTACCGGAGTCGATGCGCTTCCGCGTCCGATTCATGATCTTTCAGGTCATCATTGACGCGCTGCTCGTGATCGTCGCCGCCCAGCGGGTGCTTCCGCTCGGGCTTGTACTGGTTACGGTCATCGTTCTCACGGTGGCCGGCATGACATTCGTTGCGCACTACGGCATAGAGGAGATAAAGTGGCGAGAGAAGAGGTGACGACCGTGGCCTCACGTCGTAGTCGTGACGACGATGAGCACATCATCGTGTACTGGGAGACGGAGACGGAGACGGAGACGAAGACGGGGATCCGTTGGTGACCGACAAGGTGACGTTCAACCTGTCGCGCCGAGCAGAGAGCGCGCTCGCCGAGGTTCGGCAGGAGACCAACGTGAACACGACGGACACGATCAACCGTTCCATCGTACTGCACCACGTGCTGCGGCGGTACATGACCACGGACGGGATGCTCACCGTGATCGATCCCCAGAGCGGTGAGAAGATCAACATTTACCTGTTGTGAGATCTTTGATACAATGATCTGGCCGACCGCGGCTACTCCTGAAGTGCTGGGAGCGGCGCAGGGGACCAGGAGTAAGCCGCGGTCGGCGCCATACTTAAGTGACGACACGATAGACAAGACGAGACAGACAGGGACAAAGGGATGGCAACTAAGAGCGAGACTGATCCGCACGTCATCGTCACCATCTACACGCCGCCGGACCGCTCCGCGATCGTGAACACCTACGGGCCGTACACCAAGAGCATGGCCCAGTACTGGAAGCAGCAGATGGAGCTGGAGGCGGTGCACGCGGGTATCTCGCAGCACTTCACCGCGAAGGTCTCCCGGCTGCTCGACCCGGACGGTCGCGCGTCGTATCAGGTCGTGCGCCTGCCCGACCGGAAGCCCGGACGGCGTCCAGGTTCGCATTCGCTGCGCAGCGTGTCATGACCAGCGGGCCATTTCGCACCAGCTACGAGGAGGCGCTCACCATCAAGTGCGATGAGTGCGGTGCGGAACCGGGAGCGCCGTGCGTCTACCTCTGGCCGACGGGTGTGCCGACGGACAAGTACATCGACGACTTCTCACCGGGCATGCGCGTGAAGATCCTGCGCGCCGGGAAACCCACACTTCGGCCGCACAACTCGCGCTTCGCCGGTGCGTGGGAGATGGCCAAGAAGGCTCTCGCGGCGGAGAAGGCCAGGCGCATCAAGGATCACATCGCCTCACTCTCAAAGGCCACCGCCAAGCAGCGAGAGATCGCCTACGCGCAGCGCGAGTGGGACCGTCAGGAGTGGCTACGCCTCCGCGACTGGCTGCGACGGTGGGGACACATGTTCGCCCAGCCGCGGCGCGACGGCAAGGAGTGATGATCGATGCTGAGGAAAGACTGGAACGACTGGCCCGCCGACGTGCCCGCTCGGCCGGCGTTCAACGAGAACGGTGACGACCGGTGGAGCTACACCGAGCCGCCTGACGTCGATGACCCGGGCACCGTAGACTTCACGATTCACCGGGGGTACGTGGAGATCACCACGGCCGGCTCCCCGCTAGTCCCGATCGACGTTCTCCGACGGCTCGTAGACATCGCCGAGGCGAGGAGGCAGGATGATGGCGGATGGTGACCGGCTAGACGACGCGTCACAATCGGAGCAGCTTGATGGCGCCACGCCGGCGCTCACGATCATGGACGAGTTGTGGATCGGTGAGGAGGACGATCCCACGCCGATTCCGCCCTACCACTGCGATAAGTGCCACACCCTGATCACCGGCTGGACGTACGCCACCGTCGTGAAGAGCTGCCGCGCCGACAACTGCGCGATCTTCTGTTGCGCGCGGTGCGGTTACGAGTACGGCAGCGCGGGTCCCGTCGGGTGTCCCTGCCAGAGCCGTGATCCGAAGATCCGGCGGCTCCGTGAGATGTACCGCGCGAGGAAGCGGTGACCACGCGTACGTGGGCAGAGATCCGGGCGGACATGCTCAGTCGGTTGAGCCCGGAGGAGCGCGCCCGCTGGGAGAAAACGGTGCGAGCGGCGGTAGATCGCTACCTGAGCGAGATCCGCAGGTATCGTGGCATCCACCGCATTCGTAAGATGTATCGAGTGAGAAGGAGATAAGCATGCCGATCATGCAGGACTACGAGATCGAGGCCGAGCTCACGATCCGAATTCGGAACGTGTCTGCGTCGCGTGTTGGTGGTGCGGAGAAGATCGCCGACTACTCGGTCGTCACAGTGGAGAACGCGAACTCGTACAGCCCGGGACAGTCGATCCCCGCGGCGACGACGCGTGCGATCGACGAACTGCACGCGAAGGTGGCGCACATCGCGCGAATCACCCAGGACCACGAGACGCGGCGTCTCGCGAAGTAACCGCAACCGCCAGGAGGCTGACGTGGCGAGCATGTGCCCGGTGTGCCATGAGACCGACGGCTTTCACAACGAAAAGCTGCACGACGAGGCACGGAACGTTCCACGTGAGCTGCTGAAGGAGAGTGGCTGGCAGAGGAACGCCGTCAAGAGACGAGAGAGGCGGCATGATGGAGAGTGACGGCGTCCTGGGTGAGGACTACGACGTCATCCAGCTCCTCAGCGGCACCACACTGCGGACGCACGGCCCAAGGAAGTGCAACGGCGACATCTGCACGATCCACAACCAGACGGGTCACCACATGGTCACCTGGCCGCTGAACTGGCGGTGGGACCGTGGCATCATGGAGCGGATGTGCCCACATGGGATCGGGCATCCGGACCCGGACGACTACCGCATTCGCAAAGGGCTGGACATCGGTGTGCATGGCTGTGATGGGTGCTGCGCCACACCGTCCTGATAAAATCGTCTCAGAGATCAAGTGACAAGTGAGGTGACGTGATGGGCGCATTCGATATCAAGTTGCCGCCGCGCCTACGCGCGCTGATCAACGTACTGAACAAGACCACCGATGAAGAGATCTCCACGTACAGTCTTGAGAAGATGGGTTTTCCCCTCGGAAGGGTGCTCAAGTGACTTCCATTGCCAGGCAACTCGCCCAGAGTAAGATCAACCACGTCGCGCTCGTGCTCGACGCGTCCGTCTCGATGCGCCGGCACCGTGATGCGGTCATCGCGGTCACCGACGGCCTCATCAAGCACCTGGCGAAGACGTCGCAGGAGCTCGACCAGGAGACCCGGGTCACCGTGTACACGTTCGGTGACGACTACCGCGTGCTCGTCTTCGACAAGGACGTCATGCGTCTCCCGTCAATCAAGGATCTCTACGAGATCGACGGCAACACGGCGCTGATCGCCGCGACGATGAAGTCGCTGGACGACCTCGAGAAGACGGCCCAGATGTACGGCGACCACGCCTTCCTGACGTTCGTCATCACCGACGGCCAGGAGAACGTGTCCCGCTGGAGCACGGTGTTCGGCGGCACCGGTAAGCGGGTTCGCTACGTCAGCGAGCCGGCGAGGTACACCGAGAACCAGATCAAGCAGCAGCTCGCCGATCGGCTGACCAACCTCGCGGAGAACTGGACCGTCGCGTGCCTCGTCCCGGACCGGGCGGGCGTGCTCGACGCCCAGTCGTTCGGCTTCCCCGCGGACAACATCCAGATCTGGGACACCACGTCGAAGGACGGCGTCCTCGAGGTCGGCAAGATGATCACCGAGGCGACCGACACGTACATGACGAACCGCTCCCTCGGCATCCGTGGGTCCAAGACCATGTTCGCCAAGATGAGTGCCGCCGACCTGAACCTCGGAGCGGTCCGACAGGCCGGTCTCAAGCGCCTCCCGAAGGACAAGTACGAGGTTCTGGCGGTACTCGCCGCGAACGACGGTGAGGCCATCAAGGACTTCGTTGAGGACAAGACCGGCCGACCGTACGTTACGGGCACCGCATACTACGAGCTGATGAAGCCAGAGAAGATCCAGCCCCAGAAGGCGGTCCTCGTCCGTGACCGGAAGTCGGGCGTGGTGTACCACGGTCAGCACGCGCGTGACCTGCTGGGACTGCCGTCCGACCGGGAGATGCGGGTCAAGCCGGACACCAATCCCAAGTACCGGGTGTTCGTGCAGTCCACGTCCATCAACCGCAAGCTCGTCGCGGGTACGAAGCTGCTTCTACTGAGCTAAGCTACGCAGTAGAGGGGTGGTGCGTGACCCGGCGTCTCAGGAGGGGGAGGCGCCGGGTCACTTTCTTATTGCACTGTGATGAGACTTATGATACTATGGTCTCAACGCCGTTGAAGAGATGAAGAGATCAGTGAGGTAGCAATGAACGAACAGCTCGCGCGAGTTCGGGACTTCGATGACACCGACACGCTCAAGGCGGTCATCGTCGCGGCGTGCATCGACTTCGAGCGAGAGTCCGCGGAGTTGAACGAGCACGTTCCGACGGTCACCGACACAGAGATCCGCCGGATCGTGGATCTCTACTTCGACGCGCTCGTCGACGGCACCACCACGCTCTCGCGTGAGACGCAGATCGTGGACATCCCGCAGGACATTCTTGACTGGAAGAACGACCTCGGTGACAAGCTCCCGGATGAGGCGTGGAGGGACAAGTGATGGACGACAACATTCGCAAGGAGTACGAGAAGATCCTCAAGAAGATCGTCCTGGAGCGTGGTGAGCCCTGTTGGGCACCGGGCGTGAAGCCCCCGCGCTTCTCCGGACCGGTGGACTACCGCGGCGGTGAACACCTGCGTGCCTGCGTGATCGTCTCCGTGGGTGACGTCAACGAGGATGTTACCTGGGAAGAGTGGGGTGGTACCTTCGGCGATCCAAACCGCAAGTATGGTGTCGAGGCCTACGACGTCACCTGCGCGTGCGGCACGTTGACGAACCGCACGATCCTGTGGGAGGCTGGCATCTCCGAGGTCGCCACCGCGGTCTTCGAGGAGATGTACAAGATGCTCGACGAGTTGAGACGACGGGACACGATTGATGAGTGACAAGACCAGCAATAAGCGATGGCGTGTGTGGCACATTCCACAGGTGCCCGGAGAGCCCTTCATCGTGGAGGTGCCCGACCTCGGAACGGCATCGCGCGTGGAAGGCATCCTCGCCGCGTACGATGAGTTCCAGTATGAGCACAAGATCAAGCCGGACTACGCGAACGCCGGCGGCATCGAGGTCTGGGACGAGAAAGATCAGGAGTGGGTGTCGTACGACCCGAACCTCGAGGATTGACACACCCACAACGGCTGAACGCCCGGGGGAAACCTCGGGCGTTTTCCGTTTACACAAAGTGAGATCTTTGTTACGATATACCTACCGATGAATTGATGGAGCGATGACCGTGCAGAGAGGACAAGAGATGAGTATGACGGTTGACCACGTGGGAGTTCACACCACACACTGCTGCACGACACACGGCTGCTGCTACGGCGACGACAACTGTCCGGTCGCCAACGGCAACATGCCCATGCAGGCACGCCTCCAGTGCGAGATCTGCGACCACATCACGCAGGAGCTCCGCGACACGATCGCCGAGGTTCCCGCCGGCATCGTGCTGCACCGGAAGGACAACGTCTGCGAGGAGTGGATTGTCCACACCCAGCTCGGCACGGTTCCGCTCGTCTTCTACTTCAACGGGCAGGTCGTGATCAACACCGCGCCGTACTCCCCGGACACCCTCGAGTGGATCTTCGCGAAGGCGAAGCTGATGGAGGTGACGAACGGGTGAACCGGGGCATCGTGCTCGGCACACTCTTCACCGCCGTGATGTACGGCGCCTGGCCCATCTAAGCGCCTCTTCCACTAACGACACAAGGAGTGACGTGTCCATCCCACCCCTGATCTGCGACGACCCGAACTGTGACCAACACGGCTGCATCTTCTGCCGCATCATCAAGCGGGAGGAGCCAGCGCGAATCGTCGCGGAGACCGACCACGCGATCGCGATCTTCCCGCTCGGAATGGTCACATTCGGACACACGCTCGTGATCCCGAAGAACCACGTGGCTGACCTGTTCGACGCCCGCTGGGAGGACCTTAGCGACGCGATGTGGCTGGCGAAGGACGTTTCCCAGCGGCTCAAGGACACGCTCGACTGCGCGGGCATGAATCTCATCCAGTCCAGCGGTGAGTGCGCCACGCAGACGGTGAACCACATTCACTTCCACCTGGTGCCACGCAACGAGAACGACCGGTGGCACGAGCAGAAGGGCTGGTTCTGGCCGCGTAGTATGAAGCCCAGTGGTGAGGAGCTCGACGAGCTGCTTGGTAAGCTACGTACCGAACCGACGAAGGAGACAAGTGCAAACTAGCGCCAAGATGATTGCGGACTCCGTCTCTCCGGACGGGGTCCGCCTCTCTACGATCGAGTGTGTTCTCTGGCGGCCCATTCTGGCCGAACTGAACACACACCGCGCCTTCAGTCGCAACTCCGCGAGTAGTCGAGCGCGTTCCGTCAAGAAGACCCTCCAGGAGGTTCTGGAGGACACAGCCGTGCCTGTCGAGATTCGTCGTGAGCACGTGGGAATGTCCGGCGGTGACTTGCTCGAGGGTGATGAGCTCGCTGACGCAATCGATGTGATCCTCGAACTGCGCGATGATGCACTCCGCGGCGCACGTCGTCTCGTCGAACTTGGTGTTCACAAGTCCATCGTGAATCGGTACATCGAGCCGTTCATGTGGCACACAGTGGTCATCACGGCGACCGACTGGGACAATTTCCTAGAGCAGCGTCTCGCGCTCCTCGATGACGGCCGTAAGGGTTCTGACCCAATGATGCACGAGCTTGCTCTGGCGATCAAGCAGGCGCTCGAGGAGAGCACACCCAACGAGCTCGATTACGCAGAGTGGCATCTGCCGTACATCGTGGATCAAGATCGGCGCACGCAGAAACCGTCGGATCTTAAGAAGATCTCGGTGGCGCGATGCGCGGGTGTGTCGTACCTCACGCAGGGCGTGCAAGGTCGTGACCCGGCGAAGGATCTGGCGCTGTACGAGCGCCTGCGGAACGCCCAGCCACCTCACTGGTCGCCATTCGAGCACGTCGCGACGCCGGTCCGAGGACGACGGCTCAATATGACCGGGCAGCCACCCATCCCACTGCGTCGGTACAACCTCACCGGCTGGGCGTCTCTCCGCTGGTTCGAAGAGAACAGCATGTTGAACTAGTTACACGATGCCATAAGTATGATATGATAGCATCATCGAGAGATGAAGAGACAGGGAGATGCCATGGACTTCACGATTACGCCAGGTCACGCTCGGTTCACGAAGCAGGACGTTCTCATGGTCGTTGACCACGACGACGTCAAGATCTTCGAGATCGACATGCACACGAAGTACTGCGAGGTGTGGACGGGCAGCAACACCTGCGAGATCACCGTGTTCATCACGAAAGGTGAGCGTACGCTTCACCACGACACGAACGCGGAGTTTCCCACGATGATCACGTTCAGTCTGCCGGAGAACGAGGCGGACGACTGGACCGTGCTCGCCGAGACGGCGCGGTACACCACGCGCATCGTGCTCTACCGCGTGAAGCGGTAACTCTCTCCCACATCAGTGATACCCTAGTCCTCGAGCGTTCGGCGCACGAGGACTAGGTGTTTTTATGCAGGACCTAGCACCACTGATCGACATCACGGCGAGCCTTGAGCATGTGCCACTCCAGTTTCAGAGTGCTATGTGTAAGATCGAGCAGGATCTTGACCGCTACCAGCGTGTGATCACCGCAGATCGTCCGGATGTCATCGTAGAGTGTGGCACGTGGCGTGGCGCATCCGCCCGTTGGTTCGCGAGCTTCGGCGTGGACGTGATCACCATTGACATCGAACGCCAGCAAGAAGCGCAAGGTGACGAAGACCGAATCACGTGGATCACCGGCAGCTCAGCGGATCTTAACGTCGCGGCGCACGTCAGAGACTTGGTCGGTGATCGTCGTACGATGGTCGTGCTTGACTCTGACCACTCGACCGAGCACGTGGTGGCTGAGATCTCACTGTACGCACCGCTCGTCAGTCCTGGCTGTCATCTCGTCGTTGAGGACGGCATCGTTCGTTGGATGACCGAAGAAGACATCGTTGGCTCACCACTGGACGCCATCGAGAAGCTTCTCGTCGACGACCCGACGTTCACACGCGACAAGGAGATCGAATCTCTTCACAGTGTGTCCATGTACCCATGCGGCTGGTGGATTAGAAAGTGAGTCAACATGTTCGTCAAGTACCACAACGGTGGTTACCTGAACACTGACCACATCAACGGCGTGTACGTTGAGGCCAGTGGGTCCGAATTCGTCATCATGGCGAGCTTCACCGGAAGCGACCCTGATGTCGCACTCTCTGGTTCGTGGAGCACTCAGGCCGAGGCGGAAGACGCGATGCGTAGGCTGTTCCGTGGTGTGGACCCGGCGACGTACTGACACGTCCACATCACATCACAAAGGTGGTACCCTAGCCCTCGAACACGAAAGTTGTTCGGGGGCTAGGTGATCTTATGACCCGCGCGCCGCAGAACTTGCTGACGGTACGCAATCTTCTACTCACTCACCTGAACATTGACAAGAACGCCACCCGTGACGCGGACCTAGAGTCCGCGGAGGTCGGAATCGTCGGTGATGTCAATCACCGTGGCGGTTACCACTGCGGGTCTGATCGTGTGACGAGTAACGACTACTCGGTGTACGAATCATCACGTGATCGCAACGGCCTAACGCAAGATGCGGCGGCGCTGGATGTGGGCCAGTTTAAGATCGTGAAAAACGGTCGCACCCACGACCTACGATCTTTCTCCGTCTGGTGTGTCAACGAGTGCCAACGAAAGGCACCCGACACCGGCGACATCCGTGAGATCATCTACTCGCCGGACGGACGCACAGTGCGCCGCTGGGATGCGCTTGGTCGACGCACCACAGGTGATAACTCACACCTGTCCCACACGCATTTCTCGTTCTTTCGAGACGCCATCAAGGCAGGCCGGGACCAGACGTCACTGTTTCGGCGTTATCTTCAGTCAACGGGCATCGCCACGGGAGGGGTGGAAGACTTGTTCGCATCATACGGTGATGAGGGCCCGCACGTTCGGTATCTTCAGTACCGACTATCAAATCTAACTCCCACAATCAAGGCGCTTGTGGGCACCGTTGATGGCTCCTACGGTCCGAAGACCGCCGCGGGCGTGGCTGCCATGGTTGAACTGCACAACGGAAACAAGGTCGACGGTAAGACGTACGGCCCGGTCGAGATGATTTACCTGGATGTGCAGTGGGTCAAGCGTTGGGCTCCCGCCGCTCAGCCCGTCGACCTGCGACCGGTAGAAGCTCGTCTCAAGGCGCTGGAGGATCGTCCCGCCGGGTCATTGCCGGACAGCATCAAGGTCTCCGGTACGCTCTCCGTACAGGCCACGTAAAAGATCTTGTAAGATTTGCGAGAATCTCGCGGTAACCTGTTGCACGTGCTCACATACTTATGTTATAGTAGTCTCATCGGGAAAACCGGGGAACCGGAACCGGGCGATCGGGTAAACGGAGCAGGAGCCCCTCGGGGCCGGACTCCAATCCCGACGACCGGATCTGGCGAACCGGTTCTCCCGGCGCCGAAAATGTGAGTGGGACGGGAACCTGGTGGAAGGCTGTAGCACGAAGCCAGGTTGCCGAAGGGATTCGGAGAGACGTTCGCGGAAACGTGAAGGTTTACCGTCCCGCACACAAACTAGGCGCGCCGCTGGCGGACCTGCGTCCCGGGCGTTAGCGCAGCGGTCATAAAAAGCTGCCGACGGGTAGTGATCGTGGGGGATTGGTGAGCCGACAGGCGAACCACGTGAACCGCGACGATCTAACAAGGTCTTGTGGAGCAGCTGGAGTGCTCGTCGGATTGTCAATCCGGAGGCCGCGGGTTCGAGTCCCGTCAGGACCGCAGTCCTATGGCGATGGTGACGCGTCGACCATAGGGTGGGTGGAAGGTCCGTAGTCGCTCGTCACAGCGCTACGTTGGGGTTCGACTCCCCTTCATCCGCGCTAGGGGTCGGAGACCACAATCTCCTACCAGAGATAAGTGAGAAGGCAAGCAAGGCCTGCGTACGGAATCAAGCTGTGCGCACCGCCCTAGCACCACGCGGTCATGGCAGAATGGTTATGCGCCCGGCTTCCAACCGGGATATGGGGGTTCAATTCCTCTTGGCCGCTCAATGGGCGCCTCACGGCGTCACAGTTTCCTCCCCAGGAAACGAGGGATGCGTCTCGACAACGCGAGTCCGGTAACTTACGTAGACGGTCTAACACCGGACAGATGGAGTAGCCCGTTAGAGACCGAACAGAGAGACGGACGTGGACTTCGGGTCTGTAGTCCTAAGATTCTCCGGTCTACTCCACTTATGCTTTACGCAGGGAACCGCGACGAGGTCGGCACATGCCGGGGCGTCGCCGTGAGGCGCGGTGGTTGGTGGTTTGACCGCGCGGAGCTTGACGATGTGCGTGACCAGGCGAATTTCGCATTCGTACGGAACGATCGGTGGTAACACAGGCTGTGGGAGCTGCACCTCCACGACAGCCACCCAGGGAGTGTCGCCTAGTGGCCTATGGCAGCGGACTGTAAATCCGCCGGGTTTATCCCAACGGTGGTTCGAATCCATCCACTCCCACGCAACTTAATAAGGGTCTGTAGCCCAATGGCAGAGGCACTAGTCTTAGGAACTAGTTAGTGGAGGTTCGAATCCTCTCAGGCCCACGTGCCGTACAAAGATAAGAAGCGGCAAAGTGAATACAACGTCGCAATGCGTAAGAAGCGGCGTGACGCTTGGTTCGCGGAGCATGGACCTTGTGCTCAATGTGGTTCGTGGGACGATCTTGAGTTGGACCATAAAGATCCTACGACGAAGATTCATCATGGCGTTTGGGGATGGTCACAGCAACGCCGTGAAGAAGAACTGGCAAAGTGCCAAGCTTTGTGCACTACGTGCCATCGTGCAAAGAGTAACGGCGAAGTACAGAAAGGTGAAGAACATCATAACTCACGTCTTACCGCGTCTGATGTCTTAGCTATTCGTGCGTCGCAAGAACGAGTTAGCGTGTTAGCTGAGCGATACGGTGTAAGTAGTGGCACAATTTATCACATCTTACGCCGTGATCGATGGAAGCACGTTTAGTACGGGCTCATAGGTTAATGGCAGACCGCCTGGTTTTCGCCCAGGTAGTCGGGGTTCAAGTCCCCGTGGGCTCACGTGAAGCACGACAAGCGGCCGCGCGTCGTGTGGATCCGTGAGAGATGGCGCAGGGGATGCGGCCTAGTCAACCGTAGCCCTTATGCCCGTCAACCGTGATGACGACCGTATCCGGGTTGCGTCGTCTCTCACGCTAGGTAGCGTGGCAGAGTGGCCTATTGCACCCGCCTTGAAAGCGGACGTGACTGGCGACAGTCACCGTGGGTTCGAATCCTACCGCTACCGCGCAAAAACGTTGTTGCACGCCGGGATAAGTCCTGATAGATTTATCTCATCGCGGTACAACGGAGGGATGATCGATGAACATTGAGGGTTTCGGTAGTTTCTTGGCTGACATGCCTCAGCGTACAGTCAAGATCAAGAAGACAACGAGCGCTACGAAGACTGACACCGAGTTCACGCACGATGGCATCACCTACACCCAGCGGGTGTGGCGCAACACGGCGGGCAAATTCATCCGCGGTGACCTGTTCGTCGGCGGGTGGAAGCGGTCGCAGTACAAGACCGAGGCTGGTCTCCAGCGAGCGGTCAACAAGATCAAGAACAGCAAGTAGCAACACACAAGGGCTCATCGTCTAGCTGGTCTAGGACACCTGATTCTCAATCAGGAGATCGCGGGTTCAAATCCCGCTGGGCCTACTCGGGTTCTCGTAAGAGAGCAGCCAGTGGAAAGCTTACACGTATACTAGTCACTGCGTGTGAGGTAATTTACACGGGTAAGCATCGTCATAAGCGGTGCACCCCCACCCGGGGACATAGCTCAGCGGATAGAGCACTGGATTACGAATCCAGGTGTCGGAGGTTCGAATCCTCTTGTCCCCACTGTTCTCCTGGGACACTCTGATCAGGTGTCCGCCAAAATGGGAGAACACGCAGCGGTAAAGATCTGTGTGACTGGTTGGGAAACAATGGCGCCCGTGGTCACTGTGCGGTGATCACAGCTTGTCACACAGATGCGGTTAATACGGACGCACACCACTACCTTGCCGCACCGCTGCACGGGCCGCTAGCTCAGCTGGCAGAGCATCCGCCTCTTAAGCGGAGGGTCCTCGGTTCGAACCCGAGGCGGCCCACGTAAGCAAAGGAGATAAGTGATGAAATGCATTGACCGACGGTGTTTCAATCGAAACGGTAAACCCAAGGCGGTGTTCTCTTCACGAGAGGAGGCGTATACGAAGCCATAGCGTGGAATGATCACTTCATGCACATCTACGAGTGTAAGATTCACAACGGATTTCACCTAGGTCACGATTACTCTCGATATCGTGACTTCTAGGGCACGGGGCGGTAGCTCAGGTTCGGACAGAGCGCCGTAAAAACGAAGACGGGACATTCCAGTAGAGTTGCGGATGCACCGGGACCGGGCCAGTGGTGTAGAAGACCACAGGACAGGGAACCTTATCCCCCGGCAGGGAAGCGCGTTACCTCGCTGGATACGCGGGAAACCGTGGCGTGGGTTCAAATCCCACCCGCCCCACGCAAGTACGATGCGGCGTAGCTCAACTGGCAGAGCGCCCGACTGTTAATCGGGTGGTTACTGGTTCGATCCCAGTCGTCGCAGCCATCGGTGGAAAGCGGAGTCACGATCCGCGCACCAATGCCGCCGAGTGCACGTCACGACCCTATGAGTTCCTGGGCTCGGTACGGACGTGCTGTGGTGGGCGAAGCCGGATGGCATTAGGCACTAGCTTGTGGTGCTAGGTTTCGCGGGTTCGAACCCCGTCGCTCACCCTTGGGTTGTGGATCACCGAGTCCCTGGCCGTCGCACACCGCTGGACGATCACCTGGCACGTGTTACGGTTGAATCACCGGTGAAGAGGACGTGATCCATAAGCGCCTACTCGCAAGGTAGGATGTACGTGATCGTGGCTCTCCGTCCTCGACTATGGGGTATGGGCGAATTGGCAAGCCGCCGCACTCTGGATGCGGAGATTCCTAGTTCAAGTCTAGGTACCCCAGCTTCCAACGCCGTCTCACGCGGGGATGGTAAGGGATGTGATGAGGAGCTGCAACTCCTCATCACGATGAGGCATCGGCTAATTGGCAGGCCGCGGGATTTTGGTTCCCGTCGTCAAGGTTCGAGTCCTTGTGCCTCAGCGCGTGACTACTGACGGACACTACTTGCACGGCTGAGTCTCGTGTGGAGAAAGACCGACCCAGTGGTAATGTCACCTGCGGAGGGTGTGACCGGATGCCTCTGCTTGTGCCAGTCGTGTTAGGCGTGACCTTAGTCGTGCTTGAGCGGTAGCGGGTACGGCAACATAGCGATCGTCCCCTGCGGGGAAGCACAGCACAACTGGAGCTACCGCACCACATACTTAGGAGGTGATCATCATGCGAGACAGGTGACAGCCCCAAGGCGGGGCGGCCTGCTGGGAGGCCATGATGAGCAAGACGGACAAGACTCGTCCATACCAGGTCGCGTACGAGGATCCGTACAACCGTCGCTTTCGGATGGTTGGGATCCGGATGTACTCGTCGAAGGCACGCGACCGTGGTAACGAGTGGCCGTGGAAGAAGTTGACGTCGTGTCATGACAGCAACTGCTGCGACGGCTGGTGGAAGAAGGATGAGCGCCGCAAGGCGCGCACGCAGAAGCGTAAGGAACTCACTCGACTTCGCCAGACTCCTATGGTAGACTGGTTTGAGTACGAGTAAGGGCGAAAGCCCGACGGGGTGTGGCGCAGTTGGTAGCGCGCCTGTTTTGGGAACAGGAGGCCGCTGGTTCAAGTCCAGTCACCCCGACGTAGGCAGACAGAGAGACCTGCACACTGCTAGCCTGTGCTCGGTCTTAAACGAAATGCAGTACATTACCGTCTCGTCTGCCTGCACGGGGACGTAGCTCAGTGGGAGAGCGCCTGTCTTACAAACAGGATGTCGTAGGTTCAAGTCCTGCCGGCCCCACGTTTTACAGAACTCGTATCGTATGGTACGGTTCAACCAGTCAAGTTGAAGCGACAAGAGACGCAAGGAGTCCCTCGCATGAAGTTGCACCAGACGCTTGCCCTGTTGAAGGGTACGGCGAGCGACGCCCACGCGGTGATCACCCGGGCGCACCACGACCTGATGAAGACCCAGCTGCTCACCGGTCTGCGCAAGGTCTACCGCGCCGCGGACGACGAGGACACGGTCACCTACCCGACCGAGCACCAGAAGGTGCAGCTCAAGGCGAACGAGGTCATCGCCGGCATGATCCCGTCGCAGGTCCGGCTGTTCGACATCACCGCGATGCGGGACTTCTCGAACATGCGAGCATCGGCCAACGTGGTCGTGGACGGTGAGATTCTCGTCGAGGACGCACCGATCCCGTACCTGCTCTGGATGGAGAAGCAACTCAAGGACCTGGAGACCTTCGTCAAGAAGATCCCGGTGCTGAACCCGGAGTTCAACTGGTCACCGGACGCCGCCGAGGGCTGGCAGAGTGACCCGGTCGACACCACCAAGACCAAGAAGGTGAAGCGGGTCCTGACGCTTCACCCGGGTACCGACAAGCACCCGCCGCAGGTGCAGCCGTACGACGAGGACGTCGTGCAGGGGTACTGGACCACGGTCCGGTACTCGGGCGCCATGCGGCAGGAGGACGTGAACACGCTGACCAAGCGAGTTCGCAAGCTGCAGGACGCGGTGAAGGTTGCGATCGCCGAGGCGAACTCCATCGACGCGGTCGACCCGAAGCCGGGCAAGAAGATCTTCGACTTCGTCTTCGCGGACGTCGTCGAGTAAGTTCCCAGCGGGTAGTGGCCCGCTGGGTGGGCATAAGCTGAAGGTCACAGCTGAATTTCATACGGGCATAAAGAGTGAAGAGGACATAGTGGAGGTTCGAACCCTCCCCGGGGCTCTCCGCGCCCCGGTAGCCCAAATGGCAGAGGCACCGGCTTCACGTTGCTCCGGATTGAAGATCAAGCTATCGCCCAAAGCTTAACCCGTCGTCCGTCAGTCATCTTCTACCGAAAGTGCCAACGAGTACAGGAGACGCCAGTTCAAATCTGGCTCGGGCCTCTCCGTGGCCCGGTAGCTTAGCGGCAAAGCGCCTGTTCTTTTAAGTTGAATCACTTCGACTGTGTTGGCTGACAAATGGGCGAAACACGTTGAGGACCGGGGCGGAAGGGTATCCGCTCCGGTCCGCCAAGGGAGCCTAGCTCAGTTGGTTAGAGCACCGAGCTGATAACTCGGAGGTCGGTTGGTTCAAGTCCACCGGTTCCCACGCGATGGCAGCACACGCAACGGCGACATCGCAAGGAGAGGTGCTTGGGTGGGCGCTCACCCCACACCTGGGATGGCACCTCTCCGAGGGGCCCTAGCTCAACTGGCAGAGCACTTGGTTTGCAACCAAGGGGTTAGGGGTTCAAGTCCCCTGGGCTCCACTCTTCGGGCGACCGGTCGCTCACCCGAGTGGGCAACATGACGAATCCGAAAGTGTTGTTCCACGTGTCGTAACCGAGGACACTCCCTTGAGCAAGGAGTGGTGGCAGTAGCTCAGTGGACAGAGCACCCGCAGCTACTCGGCGGGAGGTCGGCGGTTCAAGTCCGTCCTGTCACACGCAGCCCCGGGCGCCCACGGTAGGAGGTTCGAGACGGGGCGGGTCTCCAGTTCGATTCTGGCGGGCCTCCTACCACGCACAAGAGAGACGAGCAACGTAGGTCTGTACGCCCGGCGTTGCTCGTCTTTCTTGTTGCACGCAGGACATAAGCGTGATATGATAAACAGGTAAGGTTGATTGATCGAGCGATGGAGAGAAGCGATGGACATCATCACCAAGATCGAGGACATCGACAAGATCGAGGTCAAGGTCGGCGAGCGGTCGATCAACATCAACGGTGACATTGATCGGATGAAGGGTTTCAAGGAGATCCACGCTGACGTCATCATGCGGCAGATCTCCGAGCAGACCGGAGACAAGTGGGGTGCCGTCAAGTTGAGCGGCGCGTGGATCATCAGCTGCGTCCCCGCCGGGTCTGACAAGACCTGGATCCCGGTCTACGGTCACCGCGGTGAGAACACTCGCAAGTTCTCGATCGCCCTCGCGAACGCCACCGGCAAGGCGGTCGTGCAGACCGTTCCGATGCGCTGATCGCTTCAGCGATACGACCTGGTGAAGGTGTACGTGTGATGTGGGAGATCGTCGGCAACTTCTACCGACACATCGCACACGCGGCGATCACCGATCACTTTCGGATGAAGTCCATCGAGGACCCGATCTTCGAGCGGATCGACGAGAAGTTCTCCGACTGATCACACAACATTGAAGGGTCTGATGCCTCATGATGATCACGGAAAACCCGTGGCTGACCATCTTGATCCTGGTAGGATTCACGCTAGCACTTGTGTACGTGCTCGTCACGATCTTCTCCAGTCGGCGTGTGGCGAAGGCTGAGCGCATCCGGAACATCGACGAGTACATCGAGAAGATCAAGAACGAGTAGGCACTACGGGCCGTTAGCTGAGTGGCTTAGCACCGGACTTTTAATCCGGGGACCAGGGTTCGATCCCCTGACGGCCTACTCCTAGCACCACGCGTACGGACGGAGAGATGATCATGGTCAGTCGTCGTAAGATCAGGCGCCGGTGGCAACAATGGCTCCGCTGGGAGAACAGGCTGATCAAGCTGTCCAGGGACACCTCGGTCACGCGCGCACACATGCGAACGTACAATCAACTTGTCGCGGTGAACAACCGCAGACACGAGACCTCGTATGGCGACCTTCACTGAAAGGAATCTCGTTCGCTAGGCGCCATACGTGGGACAGGAAAGCCATCGCCTGTCGTCATCATGAACACAAAGGATGGCACCTGCGCCCATGGCCGAGTGGATAGGCAACGGTCTGCAAAACCGTACACGTGGGTTCGAGTCCCGCTGGGCGTTCTTAATGAAGTGACGAAGTGAGGCAGAGATGAGGCGTCTTAGCCGTCCCTGTTACGACAAGTACCACCGCTGTCCCGGGTGGGTCGGCGGTGGTATGAAGTACGCCAAGCGGAAGCGCTGCGACGGCGGTTACATCGACGTCAACTGGGATGACCCATGGTGGGAGTGGAAGTTCTGGCCGTGCAGTAAGTGCAACGTCATTGTACTTCCGTACCACGCTAATAAGCTGAGCATCACGTGGCTCGCATACCAGCTTCGGCGGAGGTATCGTAATTGGCGTGATGATCGTCAGTACCGCCGTCAGTACCGCTAGAAATGAGGAGAGAGTAGCGATGAGAGAGATCACCAAGATTCGCATCAAGGGCATGCTCGCCGTGGGGGTGTTCATGATCGCCACCGGGTGTGCGGAGCGCATCAACGCGCCCACACCAACACCCAGCGGGACACCGACCACATCAACACCCATGCCCGCTCGGTTCACCACGACCGATCAGCTGCGTGAGACGCTCGAGCGCACGACGTCGATCCGCTGCACGTCGTACGAGCCGGTCAGCAACCCGACCGGCGCGATCGAACGGGCGTCGTGCACCGATGACATCGTGCTCAGCATCCACACAAGTCGTGACTCGGCGCTGCTCTCGGTGACCGACGTCGCGCTCACGGTGTCTGGTGTTCTCGAGGACACCAGCGCCCACGCGTTCGGCGACACGTGGTCGGTGAACTGCGGAACGAATGCGCGACTGGCCCAGGAGGTCGCGGACGCCCTGAACGGGGACACGTACGTCTTGTCGTAAAAAATCTTGGGTGAAACCAGACAACGGGGTACAAAATCTTGGTACGATTATCTCAACCGGGAAGGTGCCCTCACGGGCAAACCACTCGGGAGCACAGAGGGGTCGTTGCAGACCGTAAGTCGTAGCGATTCCGAACATAGCGAGAGGCCGCTCACAACGACGTGGGCGGCCTCTCCTGTTTCTGTTGCTCTGATCACATAAGTGTGATATGATAGATCCATCGACGGATTGATGAAGTGATGAGGATGATGACGACGCTGATTTTGCTTCGGACCTGCGGTGGTCAGCTTCCCGACACACCCTCTGGGTGGGCGGCCTCGGTCGCCATCTGGCTCGCCATGATCGCGCTGGTCACACTCGGCACGCGGAAGGACTGGTTCTGATGGCCGCTCGTGATCTCGGCATTCAACGATACACGATGTTCAAGGTGGGCAAGGGACGCATCGCGATCCCGGCCTCGGTCAGTGATCCGATCTCCTTCGCACAGCAGGAAGGCGCCGTCACGGTCTTCAAGGGCGCCGACTGGAAGACTGCCATTCCGGTGTGGAACGTCAAGAAGGGCATGTTGGTGTGAGCGAAGTATGTTGCACATTGCTCGTAAGTATGATATGATCTATCTATCAGTTGATGGATGGAGTGATGACACGATGGGCGCTCACAGGAACCACGCGCGACGCGGGTTCATCAACAGCTTCAAGGCCAGCTACCGACAGGCGGCGCGTCGACCGAACCGCCGCACGCGTCTCACGTTGGATCAGCAGTATCACATCAACAAGCACCGCGGTCACGCCGCCAAGATGGCGTGGTACAAGATTCTCGGTGTCGCGGTGCTCGTCGTTCTGATTCTCTGCTGCGCGGGGGTGATCTTCTGATGAGTGAGCACGAGCAGCAGAAGCAGCACGAGTGCGCGCCCGTCAGCCCACTGATGGCGTCGATTCTCGGGCAGATGAGTCGTGACGCACAGTTCACGACGAACGCACTCATCGATGGACTGGAGTACCAGGAGGCGCACCTCCGTGCCACACTGGAGCTGATCCGTGCGCAGATCTTCGACCTGCTCGACGGGCCGTACATGCCCATGCCCATCCTGCTCAAGAAGGCGCTTTACCCACCGGAAGAGATCATCCAGGAGCGCATGCGCGCGAATGGGTACAAGAAAAGAGGTCACTAATGGCACAAGGCGCAGCAGACGCGGAGGACTGGAAGGTCACCGACTTCGCCTGGCTCGATCAGCTGTTTCGCAGCGGTGGTGTCACCAGCGGCTACGACGACTCGGTGCCGATGCGAGACGTCACTCGTCTCACCGTGCGTGAGCTCGCCCAGCGGTCAAGTGACCTGCCGCACCGTAAGCGTGAGCCGGTCGTGATCGACGGCGTCGCCAAGAAGGAGACGCTCAAGCAGCGTCTCCAGCGGGAGGCCAAGGAGGCCGAGACGGCCATCCTCACGCTGGCCGGCAAGCTGGCACGACGGGAGGCACAGCTCAAGCACCTGGAGCGGTTCCCGGACGAGGACCCGTTCACGGACGGCACCACGTTGATCTTCCAGAAGTCGTTCCCACACAGCCCAGACACGAAGTACTCGTACTCCGCGGTCCGCGCGAACGAGCTGTGGTACGTCACCGGTGACCGCTCGCCGCAGGGCGTCACGTGGGATGAGTTCGTCTCCTGGATGGGACTGGGCGTTGACGAGGTCTACCGAGTCACGCCGGCGAAGGGTTCCATCAAGAAGGTCATCGGCTAGCTTCCGGGGGTTCGCGTCCCCTCAAGGTGAGGGTGCCCCCGGGTGAGGGCGCTCACTCGGATCACGGGGATTCGGGTGGGCGCCCTCTTTCATAACCACATACGCACATACGGAGAGACAATGGACACGCACGAACTTGACGTGATGCGGGACCAGTTCATTAAGCACATCAAGCGGCGGTTCCCGGAGCTTAAGATCTTGAAGGTGGCCGATCTCTTACTCGGCAACTTCGTTGCCATCGTGCAGGAAGGCGACGGGAAACCGTTCATCATCGGGAAGCGTCACGGACATCTTGTCCCGGTCAAGATCGGTGTTCTCGAGCAGGCGAAGGAACACCACACAATCGCACTCAACGACGTCCTGGATGCGCTCGACATTCTTCACGCGTACGTCTTCAACGATCCAGAGAAGTGGAAGACACTGCTCAACACACTCGGCGGTGACACGCCCACAGACTGATGATGTCCACGTGAACGACGCCTATGGTAGGGTTTTAGATCGTATGTGACTAAATGGATAATGGATGGGACTGCCGTCTGACTTGAGAGGCGTATCATGCGAGACATCAACGAGGACACAGCGGCGCACGATATCGTCATGGAACGATGGAAAGACATGGGCACCGAGTGTCGCGTGATAAGAAGTCATAGGATGCCACGGCGATCACGACGAGGACCGATGTCGTTGATCGCAGCCGCGATGGTCGTGGCCCTGGGAATCACATCAGTCTCATACGACACCGACACGCCGCGTGACGCGGCCGCGACGTACGGCACATTCGTCCAGCCAAGCGATGAAGATCTGAACGAGCGGCTGTTCCTCGCACTGCCGGAGATGCCCGCCTCCCGTGACAACACCCGGGAGAAGACCAAGGCTCCGTCAAAGGAGACGGGCAAGGCTGCGACCAAGACGAAGCCCAAGTCGAAGAAGCCCGCTGCCCGCTGGGTGAATCCGGTGAGTGGAGCTAAGATCACATCGTGCTACGGCGCCCGCTGGGGACGCACGCACAAGGGCATCGACTTCGCCGCACCGGCCGGTCGTCAGATCAAGTCCGTCGGTGCCGGCAAGGTGGTGCAGTCTGGGTGGCGGTACAGTGGTCTTGGGTACTCCGTCGTGGTTGATCACGGCGACGGGTCAATGACACTGTACGGCCACGCGTCCCGACTGCTGGTGCGTACTGGACAGAAGGTATCCGCGGGTGAACCGGTGGCTCTGGTGGGGTCGACGGGTAACTCTACGGGAAACCACCTGCACCTTGGGCTCGCGAAGACACGCTCTCTCGGTAGTCTCTTCGACCGACTCGTCAACCCGGCTCCGTGGCTAAAGACTCGTGGCATCTCGGTAGGTAAGTGCGGATGAGCGTTCACTTTCGTGTTGAGTGCAAGCACGGTGTGGTCATTCGCACGTGTCGCTGCACCAGCAAGGACAAGACCGTGAAGATCGTTGCGTGTCCGCCGACCTGCACGCACTACAATGACTACGTTCCGAAACACCTAAAACAAGAGTAAGAGATAATGGACACTCCTCAGAAGAACATCCGGTTCGTCGCCAGTCACCGCCGTCCTGCGAGCACTCGGCCCCTTCTCGTGATGTTTACATTCATCTGTGTGATGATTGCCGTAAGCCTCGGTGGTACGATCATCTGGCAATCCGGCGTGATCAAGTGAGGTAAGATGCAGAATGTAGGGCGTGCGGTTGACGGCCCTCTTGCGGGGATCAAGATCACCGCAGGCCTATCGTGGGACGGCAAGGTCGAAGCTGATATCCACGGTGTGTACGAGTGGGACGGCCAGACGCGAGTGTTTCGTTGGCGACGCCTCGAGCGTCCATACGCACGACGACCGGGTCGTCCCAGCAAGAATAAGAGTAAGAGTGTACGCGCATGAACGATGACTCGTACTGCGTGTGCGGTCCACTCCACGGACGACAGGACGGGTACACGTGCATCAACATCGAGACGAACGATTGGGGCTGTGGGAAGTGCCGGAAGCCAACACGCAAGTACCTAGAAACGGTCATTCTCCCACGGGAAAGAGCCAGAGTCGCAGCTCATGGCCGGCCGTAGCCGTCTTCATCGCCATCCTGGTCTTCATCTACAAGATTGTTGAGCTGTTCGTAGCACGATGACAGAGACGAATGGCGCGCAGCCTGAACCGACGCCTAACGACCGCGAGCACGTGCAGAAGCGTGCGATTAAGCAGCTGTACGAGCGGTACATGTTCGGTGTGCAGCACTACAAGACCGGGGTTCAGATCGGCAACGGTCGAAAGATGGTGAAAGATCTCCGTGAGGAGCTCCAGGATGGACTAATTTACGTCACTGGTGTGGAAATGGAGACCGAGGAGATCATCGCCATCGTGCGACACCTCATCGACATGCATCACGACCTCGGGAACTACTGCAACGTCTGCGGTGGCAGTTTTCCGTGCCATACTCGGGTCGATCTGGAGAAAATCTTGCAAATCCTAGGTGAGTAGTGCTACGGTCTCACCTAAATGTGGTATGGTACCATTTCGTAAGAGATCAGAGATAAGTGAGGTACGACATGGTCCGGCGACGCGTTGATCAGCTCAAGGTCGCACAGCAGGTGGTCTGGGAGGGCAAGAACGCCAAGATCACCAATCTTGAGATGGACGGCGATATCCACGTGATTACGTTGGATGACATAATCGTGTTGCGACGTACGGCCGGGGCGAAGTTCGAACTCGCGAAAACCTGATCATCCGTCAAGAAGAAAGAGATCCATGAAGAAGACACTGATCGGCGCGGTAGCGCTCGGTCTGGCAGCGGCGATGGCATTCGCCATGCCAGCACAGGCTGACGTCAGCTACAACCTCAGCAACTGGGACACCAACGACACCCGAGACAAGGGGAACCTGAAGATCACCGCCGAGGGTCTGCACGTCTGGACCGAGGACAACTCCTCGGACGCGAAGGTCGCCGCCTACCGGGCTGCCCCGGAAGGCACCAACCTGACCAACATCGGTACCCCCGCCATCGCCTGGACCGGCTCCGACCCGGCCCCTGGTCTCCAGCTCGTGCTGGACATTCCGGGTGGAACCGGTGTGGACGGCATTCTCGTCGGCGAGTCGGTTTACGGGAACAACTGGTGGCTGTCCAACAGCGCCAGCGCGGACCTCAAGGCCAAGGCTCCCCACACCGGAGGTGGCAGCGGCTCTCAGTGGTTCGGCACCCTCGCTGAGTGGTCCGAGAGCCTGAACGGGCAGGGGTGGATCCGGTCGTTCGGCTTCTCACTCGGCTCGGGCGTCAAGGGCGACGGCGTGATCAAGTCCATGACATTCCGGGGTGAGAAGTACACCTTCACCACACCGACCGTCATCGACGGCATCAAGGAGCCGACGCTCACCACCGCGCCGACCTGTGACATCGAGGGCGTCGTGACCCTGCCGGAGCAGGACGGGGTCAAGTACGCCAGCAAGGTCGAGGGTCCGGTCACGATCGTCAAGGCCGAGCCCGCCGGTCCAGCGTACGTCTTCAAGGACGATCTGAAGACCAGCTGGGAGTTCCAGACCGCCAAGCTGGTCGGCGAGCAGTGCGAGGAGCCGGACACCCAGCCGACCGGTACTCCCACCGCGACCCCAACCCCGACTCCGACGAAGACCGTCACCGCGTCGCCGTCGCCGTCGCACAGCGTGTCGCCGTCACACAGCGTGTCGCCGTCGCAGTCGCCCGTCGCCGGCAGCCTGCCGGTGACCGGACCGGGTGGTGGCGCCAACACGCCGCTCATGGCGACGCTCGGCGGTACCGCGCTGGTCGCGTTCGGTCTGGCGCTCATCCTCATCATGCGTCGTCGTCGTGACAATAGCAAGGTCGAGTTCACCGCCTAAGTAAGGGTCCGCTCATCGTCCAACTGGTAGGACACCGGAGCACACACACTCCGGAAATCCGAGTTCGAATCTCGGTGAGCGACGTTCACTCATTAAGCGACTAGAGATATGAGGAGATCTCTCTATGCGCATGTCCCGACGTAAACTACTCCAGGCTGCGACTATCGCAGGCGCCGCAACTTCTCCGTTGATTTCGGGTGAGGCACTCGCACGCCCACAACCCAAGCCGGCGCGTGGATCGCGTTCATTGAACGTGATCCCTTTTGATCCACAGCAGCGTTTCATCTTCGTGGTAGGCGGTGGCAACGGCATCATATATGGCGTACGTACCGATGGGTCACTGGTCTGGTATCGTCACGTAGGATGGATGACCGCAACCAATGAGTGGGCTACTGGCTCAGGACGCATCATCGGCACCGGCTTCAACCAGTTCGTTAATGTGTTTGGTGGACTGGATGGCTCGATCTACTGCCTCCGGGCAAACGGCACGCTCTTACGATTTCGCTACATCTGCACGAACCTAGACACCGGTGATGGTTCGTGGGCCAACGGTGGCAACGGCGTTCAGATTGGCACCGGATTCGCCAAGTACCCGCGCATGGCCGGCTTTAACGGCTACTTTTACGGCATCACTGCAAGTGGTGATGTGTACTCATACCGGTTCAATCCGGTGACTGGCACGTGGATCGACGCCAGCGGCACGCTGCTCAGTGGATTCAACACCAAGACGTATCAGATGATCGCGGATGACGCGGGCGTTGTGTACACAGTGAGATATGGCGCTATCACCTGGCGTAAACACAACGGCAGCACGTGGACGACCGAATCTGGGTATCAGATCGGTACCGGATTTACCGAACTGATGTACGTCGGTCTTATCGCCGCCGGACAGGGCGCGCTGTACGGCGTCAAGCCAAGTGCATCCACCATGGCATGGACTGGACGTCTCATGGCATACCGCCTTCTTAACTGGGACACTGTCGGTGCCGACCAGTCACGTACCTGGGCGAACGGCGGTTCAGGCGTACAGGTAGGCTCTGGTTGGACCATCCAGAAGATGGCCGCTCTTCAAGGATATACACGTACGCCCAGCATCACAGCGGGCGAGACAGTTCACATCGCAACGTCAAGCTCATTTGAGACTTTTACCGCTACGCTTGTACGCGTCGCGCCTAGCACCGCCGGTCCAATCGCAGTCGCTAACCCGATCATTGTGAATGGTGGCGTGCAGTCTCTACCCGACGGGTTCGTACACACTGGATGTAACTGGACTGACACCATCGATGTAACGATCCCGACGAACACCCCGTCTGGACTTTATGCGATGCGTCTTGAAGGTCCATACAACATGCGTCGGTACGTACCATTCGTCGTTAAGCCATCTGGTGCGAAGAAGCCATTCGCACTCATCTTGCCGACGAACACTTATCACGCATACAACACTTATGGTCAGCACAGTCAATACTGCTCGGACATGAGTGGTGTACGGACGTTGTCACTACGTGTGCCATCGACCGAGATGAACGTTGAGGTCACCGGGAACATGGAGCATACGCTCTACTCGGACATACTACTGACCCGCTGGATGACTGAGCACGCGTTTGAGTTCGACGTTTACAACGACACCGATCTTCATCTCATCAACGACTGGACCGACTACAGCGCGATGATCTTGGGTAGTCATCCTGAGTACTGGACTGAGGACATGCGGCAACACGCGATGGATTACATCGCCGGTGGTGGTCGATTCGTCTACACGGGCGGTAACGGCATCTATGAGCGGGTGTCATTCAGTGCAGACCTCTCCCAGATCAACTTCCGTAAGGCAACGGGTGGACGTGACACATTCGTTGAACTGGGTATCCCACCGTCGCAGCTCACCGGCGTGAACTACACCGATGCGAGTTGGTTCACATTCGCACCATACGTAGTGACAAATATTCATGGAATTCTCGATGGCACCGGATTAAGCGTTGGTGACGAGTTCGGTCACGATGGATACAACATGGGTGGAAGTGGCTGGGAGGTTGACACAATTCTTGGTTTGCCACCTGGTGCCGGGGAGGCAGCACCTACTGACATCATCGCACAAGGCACGAACACTGGTGGTGGCGCGTCAATGGTGTTCATGAATCGACCAAATGATGGGTTCATCTTTAGCGCGTCGTCCATCACATTCAACGGAACACTCGCCGTTGACCCGGTAACATCCAAGATCCTAGAAAACGTGCTCAACCGTGCACTCGCACCAAGCATGGTTGCTCGCACAACTGCGCCAAAGAAGACCATCGCGCCAGTGAAGCCAAAGGTTGAGCCAAGCATCTTGGAGTGACCGACAAGTCTCACAAAGAGGCGCCCTCAAGTCATAAGACTTGGGGGCGTCTTTTGTGTTTCTTGTTGCTCAAACTGTCTCATATGGGATAAGATATCGCTACAAGTGAAGGGACAAGCGATGCAAGACTCCTCATCGTGGCCGGCAGTGTCTTCGTCATCATCGTCGTCCACACCGAGCATCCCGACACAACGTGGTGAGTGGTTTCCCACAGACCCCCTGGACATGCCCGAACTGCCACCGCTGATCTTTCCACGACCACTGAAGGATCCCGCGCTGGCCGACACCGACGAGAGATGTGATGACGATGTCTGACGTGTACATGGACTTCATGGCAAAAGTGGTCTCGCAGCACATGATGGGATCCATCGTGAACATCGCCCTTACGTACGATCACACCAAGCCGTGGGAAGTCGCCATCAAGATCGTGGACGACCCATCAAACGTCTGGGTGTTCGCACGTGATCTCTTGGTCGCGGCGATAAACACGGGGAGCGCGGGCATAGGCGATGTGCGCATTTGGCACGACGACAACAGGTACGCGTACATCCTGCTCACCGACGGCAAGGATACCATGACACTACAACTTGCTCTACTGCGTGTGCGACAGTTCGTCAAGCGCATGCGTACCGTCGTGCCGTATGGTGAAGAGACGATGGACTTCGACGAAGATCTCGACAAGCTGCTCAAGGGCACGCTGTAGCTCTCACTGACCTGACAACGTAACACGTGGCGCACAGCCACACGCTGGGTGAGCGACCCGGCGCGAAAGGGGACCCCAATGCTGCACGTCAGCGACATCATGGATGAGCGTCTGCTCGCACAGATGCTTTCCGGTGGTTACGTCAAGGCGCAAACTCACCCGTCACTACCATATGTGATCTACAACTACACGGCATCGACTCAGTACGAGAACGTGTGGAACGACGTCACCGAGCAGTGCCGTGGATTGATCACGCATGCTGTGACCGGCGAGATCATCGCGCGTCCGTTCCGGAAGTTCTTCAACTATGGCCAGGCCGGTTCGACGATCCTGCACCCCGACTCGCTCGTCCACGTGACCGACAAGGCGGACGGTTCGCTCGGCATCCTGTACCCGACCCCGGGTCTGACGAAGAGCGGCTACTCGATCGCCACGCGTGGTTCGTTCACGTCAGAGCAGGCGGTCCACGCCACGAAGCTGTTCAACGAGCGGTACGGTACCCGCTGGGCTCCCGAGCCGGACTTCACGTTTCTCTTCGAGATCGTCTATCCGGCGAACCGCATCGTGCTGGACTACGGCACCACCGACGACCTGTTTCTGATCACTGCGGTCGACAACCTCGGCGGCCGGTCTATCCCCCACGCTGCGTCGTGGAGTCGGTGGCCCGGCCCAACCGTACAGACCTTCGAGTACAACACGTTCAGGGAGGCTCTGGAGGCTCCTCCACGGCCCAACGCGGAGGGCCTGGTGGTGCACGACCTACGGACCGGCGCCCGGGTCAAGATCAAGCAGTCCGACTACATCGCGCTCCACGCCATCATCACAGGGATGTCCGCGCGCCGGGTCTGGGAGTACATGGCGGTCAACGCGTGTAAGCACCTCCAGGGCACGATCATCAAGCGTGCGCTCCACTGGGGTAGTTACCTCGGCATTGATCCGAAGGACGCGGAACACATCCTGACCGTCGGCGACGACTGGAAGACCAAGTTCTTCGCCGGCATGCCGGACGAGTTCTACACGTGGTTCGAGAACACCGTGAAGAACATCGAGGAGAGCGTGAGCAAGATCATGCGCTCGATCGAGACCGACATGCACACGTACGCCGCGATGGCCAGTGAGGACGGACCGTTCAACCGTGCGAAGTTCTACCAGCTCACCAAGCAGGCCGGCAGCCTCGGTCACGCCATCATGCTGGCGTACGACAAGGACCCACGACTGCTGCCGTTCGTGTGGAAGCAGGTCTACCCCGGTGTGGACGTGCCATTCCGGCGTGTGTCCGAGGACGTAGCATAGTACGACGAAATATCACGTCGCCGGGGACAGCCAAAGTCCCCGGCGATGTGGTATGATTAACTTGCACATCGATCGAGCGATGAGGGAGGAAGCGATGGCCACATTGTACGCGATCCGCGGTTTGCAAGGTAGTGGCAAAACCACACGCGCTCTGGCTTGGGTGTCTGAGGACCCGGTGCACCGTGCACGTGTTAACCGTGACGAGTTGCGGAAGATGGTGCACAACGGCTTCTGGGTTGGGCAAGACACCGAGAAGCTGATCGTCAGGATGCGCAACGAAATGATCACGACTGCCTTGAAGATGGGCAATGACGTGGTCTCCGACGACACGAACCTGCCGAACCGGACGATCCGTGACCTGCGTGACCTGGCGGTCAAGTCTGGCGCTGACTTCGTCGTATGGGACATGACCGACGTGCCGGTCGAGACCTGCATCGAGCGAGACGCCCAGCGGGGGAAGGACGGTGGTCACTGCGTCGGTGAGGACGTGATCCGCACGTCGTACGAGAAGTACGTCAAGGGTCGTAAGTACCCGTTGCCGATCATCGAACCCGTCACGAAGAACTTTGCTGCCATGAAGTTCGCACCGTACGTGCCGCCCGGCGTGCCGTGGGGTGACGCCTACATCTTCGACATCGACGGCACGCTGTGCCACATGACTAGTCGGTCGCCGTACGACGAGAGCCGCGTTCACGAGGACGTGCCGAATCAGCCAGTCATCGACGTGTTGACACGACTGGTCTCGTCCGGTGCGAAGATTATCTTCTGCTCAGGCCGCACCAATGAGTGCTACGACGCGACGCGGAAGTACATCCTGGAGCACACTTCGCTGCGCGAGGATGACTTCATCCTGCTCATGCGGAAGGCCGGCGACACGCGCAAGGACAACATCGTCAAGCGTGAGATCTTCGAGCAGAACCTGCGTCACGCGAAGATCAACATTCGCGGCGTCTTCGATGACCGGCAGCAGGTCGTGGACATGTGGCGTGACGAGTTGGGTCTGACCTGCTTCCAGGTCGCGCCCGGCGACTTCTGAACGTTGACAACTCCATAACAAGAGAAAAGGTAAACGGTGCCCTACGAGATTCTTGTCGTACTCGTGTTGTCCACTGTCACCGTGGTGAGTTGTATCGTTGGAGTAGTCCTCGGCGCGTGGTGGAAATCATCCGATGATTCATAATCTCATTGGCGTCGGCAAACTTATCTTCATAGTTCACGTACTGATGGCCGGGTCTGTACTGCTCGGCTTTGTCATGGGAAGATGGACGTGCAAGCATGACGAAGAATAACTGTGAGAACTGCGGCCAAGGGATGGATCCGGACCGCGTGCACACCGTACAGATCAACGCGGACAGCGCACGTCACTGGCGTGATAAGATCTGCACGACATGCGTCACGGCGATGCTGAACGCACTGGACAACCGGCGCATCAGCGCGGTGTACGGGAGAGGATTGCGCGAATGAGACTCCACGGCCATGAGATCTTGTTGTCAGGCATCGTCGGCTCAACCGCGTATGGTCTCGCCGCACCGGGATCTGACATCGATCGACTCGGGATCTTCGTGGCGCCGACCAGCGCGTTTCACGGACTGCACTTCCCAAAGGAGACGCACGCCGTTCAGGGTCCGGGCATGGACGACTTCACGATCCACGAGGCGCGGAAGTGGTGCAAGCTGGCGCTGGGCTGCAACCCAACGGTGATGGAGCTCGTGTGGCTGCCGGACGAGCTCATCGAGGTGACCAGTGACTGGGGCGAGGAGTTACGCAGCATTCGCTCGTGCTTCCTCTCCGCTGATCGTGTGCGTGACGCCTACCTGGGTTACGCATTCCAGCAGCTCAAGCGCCTTCAGAATCGTGATGACGGCACGTTCGGTTCGGACCTACGTAAGCGTACCGCAAAGCACGCACGGCACCTATACCGGCTGTGCCACCAGGGACTCCACCTGTACCGCACAGGACGACTGGAGATCCGGCTGGATCCCGACGCAATCATGACCGCACGTGCGTTTGGCGAGCGTGTCGCCGCCGGAGACATTCCGGCAGCACGAGAAATGATCAAGGGATTCGAGCAGAAGTTCGACGCGGCGCGTACCCCGCTGGGCGATCGGCCGGACGAGGAGCGTGTTGATCGCTGGCTCCGTGCGGTACGACACGCATACTGGAAGGAGAGTGATGATGTTCACGAAGTACAGCGACGAGACGCTACTCACCACGCGGAACTCCTTGCTCGACGGGCTCGAGAAGGTCGGGCAGTCGATCGTGGACGGTACCTTCCACACGCTGGGTCAGAAGGGCCAAGCGCCGCCTAGTCAGGCGGGCCAGTTGACACTGGCACTGCTGGTGGAGGTAAACGCCGAGCTGGTGTCCCGCGGACATCCAACGGCATTCATCGGATAAGAGAACGCCCGGCTGATCACCAGCCGGGCGTCTCTCTGTGCAGGGTTTACATCGAACTATCATGCCAAAGGGGGCATCTTGGCGATGGCGTTGCGGTGCGCGTTGAGCACGGCGACGATGCTCTCTCGGATCTCGTCGGTGACCCCCGCCTCGGGCTGCTCCGCCGCCCAGACCCGGGAGACGGGAACGCCGGCCTCGTCGGCGACTCGCGCACGGGACAGACCCAGCGCCTCTCGCCGGTCGCGGAGCGACTGCTCCGTGGCCTTCTTCCCCTTGGGTGTCGTCTTCTTCGCGCCGTTGCCGTTTCCGTTGGTGGACATCTTGGTCTCCTTCAACCTGGGTTCCCCGTTGGAACCTGATGAGATCATATTAAACCTGTTGTCACACAAAGTCGTGCTGAATCACCGAAATTTGAATCAAGATTTTTTAGTATTCAAGATTTTTTCACCAGCAACAATGCTAGACGTTTGCATCGAGCAAGTTGCACAGATGTTGTGTGACTCACGGCTCTTGTTGCACCACGCACAGTGATGGGATATATTAGACAGGTAGGCAGTCAAGAGATGGAGTGATCAAGATGGACGAGAAGGACGAGAAAGCGATACGGCTCACCCTCTCCCAGCGGGTGACCATCGTGGAGGAGCTCCGTGAGGTACTCGCCGGCGCGCGTGAGGGCGTCATCGTGTACGGCAATCGTGAGGAGCAGGACGCTAAGATCGCGGAGCTCGAGGAGATCATCGAGCTCATCAACACGCCGGGCAACTGATCGTGCAGGTCAAGGACATTCACGGCTGGGACGAGGATCCTGATCTTCGTCAGCTACCATCGTGGCTCAACGTCACGGTGGAGATGATGGATGTGTACTTCGACCTGAGCGTGGTCGGAGAGATCAAGAAGGCTGAGCGGTACGCGGAGCTATACCGTAAGTTCGGCCCGTGGGCGCTTCCACCGGTGGTCTGTGTGGGCGATACCGGCTGGCAGATCGCCGGCGCCCACCGGATGTACGGCGCCTATCTCGCGGGGCTCAAGCAGATCCCGACGTTCATCGTACACGCACATGGAGATGACAGATGAAGCAGATCATCACTCGTAAGCAACTGAAGGACGCCGAAGAGATCCTGCGGGACAGCGTCAACCTCGACACTGAAGTACCGCTTGAGGTTCGTGGCAACTACGTTGGTCGTGGAATGCGTCACGAATGCGTCGGCATCGTGTGCGCTAACGTGGGTGAAGTCATCGAGTTTATGATCGCCGTCGCCGAGGTGCTTTCGCCCGACGACCTCGAGGACCAGAAGGTGATCGTGTCCGAGATGGGCTACAACCTGCTGTCCGACGGGATGGGCAAGTACGATATGATCTACTACTTCCCGGGACTCACGATCGGTGACTGAGTCCTAGGCAAACCGAAGGCGCCCAGCCGGGAGAAACTGGGCGCCTTCGTCGTGTTCAGCGCTCGTCGTTGGCGCTCTTCGTGGACTTCGTTGTCCCACTCTTCTTTGTGGTGGTCTTGTCCTGATCTGTGGCGAGCCGCTCGTACTCGGCGAGATTTGCCGACGTTGGGTTCGGATCCGACTGCTGTGGTGCCTGCTCTGACTGCTGTGACTGTGGCTGTGTCATCAGCTGTCGCCCTTAGCCTTCTTAGACGACGACCTGGTCGTGGTTGTGGTGGACTTCTCGCCCGCGGCGCTCTGGACGCTCTCGGTCTCGTTCATGCGTGCCGACGGGTCCTCCGGGTTCTGCGCCGACTCGACGTTGATTCGGTTCTGCTCTTCGTTCACCCGCTGGCGCATCTTAGCGTCCTCGTCCACCGGCGAACCTGGCACCGGCTGCCCGGCGCCCGGCTCGTTGTACCGTGGCGTGTCAAGACCGGGGTCGAACTCGCGCTCTGCCATGATGGGTCCTCCTTAGGATTTGCCTCTATTGATATCCAGACATCGGCAGCCTCAAACCGCCCAAACAGCTCCAGTCAACCTATCACAGGCGGTCACGAACGAGTGACAGGGACGAGATAGGGACCCACGTTTGGTGGTTGCTCGGGCCACATAACTGTGGTATGATTAATCCGTCGGCAGGTAGCCGACGGAGTTCGTTGACAAGTCAAGAGATGGAGTGATCGCATGTTCCAGAACGTGCAGGACGTGCTCGCGGCCCGATTGGCCACCCTCGTCGAGAACGAGAAGCTCGAGGCAGGCGAGGCGAACATCGCCGTTCGGTCGATCAAGACCCTGGTGGAGAACACCGACTTCGACGAGCTGATGGAGGCGCTCAAGAACGCCCTCTGGATGGACGAGACGGTCGCCGAGGTCGGTTCCCCGGTGCGCGAAGGCGTCGACAACGACGGCCTGACCGAGGCTGAGGCCACTGAGGCGCTCGACGAGCAGACCACCATGCGAGTTCGGCCGACCGGCGATCACAAGTGGCCGCAGGACGAGTTCGGGCGCGAGATCGACCCGGATCTGTTCAAGAGCTGATCAACTCACGTAGATTGGGCACCCTTCGGGGTGCCCTTTCTGTTGCTCAAACCACATAAGTGTGATATGATTGACGTATCAGCCGATCGATGGAGTGATGAAATGGTTAAGATCGAGTTTGACAGCTGGGGAACGTGGACCGTCGAGTACGGCACCTTTTACGGCATGGTTGATCTGACCAAGCAGTCGTGGATGGTCGAGAACGCGGGCAGCAAGAAGAACGCTGAGCGGATCTCCCGCAACGCCGACCGAATCACCGCGGTGCTCGGAGACCGCAAGCACATCCGACTGACGATCACCTTCACCGACGACACGATGACGATCAGCAACTACGACTGGGACAACGTCATCGCGACCGACGTCCCGGCTCTCCCCTGAACGGAGCGATGATGATCACATTTGACGAGATCAACGTTGGCGACGTGATCAACGTGCGTTACACCGTGGCGCACAACGACAACTCGTACGAGATCACCGCCACGGTCAAGCGTAAGTTCAAGAACTCGATCCACCTCGTGAACGACACACACGTCAACGGCTCGTACACGTTGATCGAGCGCGACCAGATCGTGGAGGTCGTTCGATGAAGACGTGCCGAAGCCGTTCGCGGTACGGACACTGCGGTCGTGCGAGTCAGCACCGTGGCCCACACGCGGTGCCGATTGGCGATGACGTGTGGTACGGGTACGAAGTAGACGGGCGGCGAGGCGTGATCCCGCTTGGGTATGGTCGTCTCGACGGTGACACGTTCACGCCCACACGCTGACCGCACTCACAAGATTGGGCGCCTTCGGGCGCCTTTCTTGTTGCACAGTGATGTGACTTATGATATGATGGACCAGTAAGGCAATCGAGAGACGAGGGATGAGACGATGATCACTGGTCTTGACGACTTCCGGGACGTTCCGTTCGTTGCTCGCACGCCCAACTGGATGGCGTCGTTTGTGAATGGACTGCACCACAGGATGGTCCAGTCACTCATCATTCACCCCGACTGGACGCTCGACACCTTCCTCGCGTGGCTTGTGAACGACGAGTTCGTTAACGAGGTCGACATCCTCGGTGCCTTCGGCGGCCGCGTGAACGACATCCCCGTCGCGTGGGAGAAGGCGAAGAAGGCCAACAATCTTCGTAGCCGTAGCTGAATGGAGTGATGATCATGTTTAATGCAATCATTGTCGCGTTTGCCGTCGGTCTGGTCATGTACATCGTCATGACCACGCTTCGCGAGACCGCTGTCGCACGGAACTGGTCCGTGCCCACTCCGCCTGTCTGGCGTAGCTCCATTCTGGCGGGTGTCATCACTCTCGTTCTGATGATCACTCTCGTCTGACACGCATACTCACACGATTGGACGACCTACGGGTCGTCCTTCGTGTTGTTATTGTATGGATCATGCCCACGAAGAAGGACCTCATCCTGCCCGGCAGTGCCGGCACGAAGTCCCGCTGGGCAGCTGCGGCTGATCTCGTCGATCCACCACAACTGAAATGGCGGCGAGATCCGGTCGCGTGGGCACAAGAGCGCGCCGGTCTCGAGCTGTGGTCAAAGCAAAAAGAGATCTTGCACTCACTCGTCGAGAACTCCAACACGGCGGTCAAGTCCTGTCACTCGGCTGGCAAGTCGTTCATCTCTGCGGTGGCTGTGTGCTGGTGGATCGACGTTCACCCGGTAGGTCTTGCACGTGTGGTCACCACCGCGCCGACATCGTCACAGGTCGACGCCATCCTCTGGTTTGAGATCAACCGCCTTCACAGTAAGCTGAAGCTCGTTGGGCAATGCAATCTACGAGAATGGTACGTCGGCCGACAACTAATCGCCCTCGGTCGTAAGCCACCGGACCACCAGGGCGCGGCGTTCCAAGGTATGCACGCTAAGTACCTACTCGTCGTGTACGACGAGGCGTACGGTATCCCGGAGAACCTGTGGAATGAGGGTTCGTCGCTGGCGTCGAACCAGTATGCGCGTCAGCTCGCGATCGGTAACCCGGACGGTCCTGGTCACTTCCAGGAGGTCTGCGACAACGACCCGTCGTGGCACGTGATCCAGATCAGCTACCGGCATTCACCGGCGTACACCGGCGAGAAGATCTCGAAGAGCCTGTCCGAGAACATCATCTCGCGCCGCTGGGTCGAAGAGCGGAAGGCCGCGTGGGGCGAGGACAGCGCACTTTTCCAGTCAAAGTGTGAGGGTGACTTCCCGAAGCAAGGTGATCCGTACGCCATCATCCGGCACGACTGGGCGATGTCTTGTCGATCACTTGATCTTCCCGTCGACGCCGACGATGACGTTGAGGCTGGGATTGACGTCGGTGCCGGTGGCGACCGTACCGTCATTCGCGCACGGCGTGGCATGCGCGCGTGGCATGAGGCGCAGTTCACCGACGCCGACCCGATGCGAACCATCGGTCGACTCGTTGAGAAGATCAACGAGTGGGGTGTGAAGCGGGTTAAGATCGACGTCACCGGCATTGGCTGGGCGATCGGCGGTCGTCTCCGTGAGCTTTCGTCACGACACAACCCGACGAGCAAGGATACGACACACGGCGCCGAAGTTGTTCGCGTGAACTTCGCCGAGAAGCCCAGCATGGGCAACGAGGGCAAGTTTCTCAATCGCCGTGCTGAGATTTACTGGATGGTCGGTCGGGAGAACTCACGTCTAGGTCTGTGGGATCTCGGCGAGGTGGATGACGACGTGATTCACGAGCTCACGGCATCTCGCTACGAGATCATGGACTCAAGGGGTAAGATCAAGGTTGAGAAGAAGGACCAGGTCATTAAGCGCCTGCGTGTGTCACCGGACCGTGCGGAGGCTCTTCTTCTCGCGTTCTACACGCCCCACAAGTCGTCGCCCGGTATCTCCTCGGCAGCATCCATGATGCGGAACGCCAACCTGCTGACCGGCATCAATCCAGGTGATGCTCTGACGGCCATTCGCCGATAATGCTACCGTCCGCGATCTCGCGCACATTGCTCGTCACTATGTTGCATGGTGGCGGGCAATGTGATATATTGAACCGGTAGGCAACCACCAGCGATGGAGTGATGGATTATGGCTATCATCTCGCTTGACGTGACGAAGTACCTCGTCGACGACCAGCTTCCCGCCGACACCGTCTGCGAGTGGGTCGACGGTCTCAAGATCACCGTCGGACGCAGTCGCAACGAGTTCGGGAACGTCTTCGTCGACTTCCACGGGTCACGCCCCGAACTGGCGGTGCTGATCGACCGGTACGAGGAGAACGGCGAGTTGGCCGCCAACCTTCGTACCGAGATCCGCGACAACTGAACGTGCGTGTGTGACATTGCCCGCGGTGATTGCATCACCGTGGGCAATGTGATAAAATGAACTGGTAAGGCAATCGATGGATGAAATGGAGTGATGATCATGATCAAGCCGCTCACCACCTGGGAAGAGCTCTCCGCCGCGCGTGACGCCGTCGCCGAAGGTGCCGTCTTCGCGCAGGGCGCGCACGTCGACGGAGAGTACGAGGTGCGACTGCGCCGGCACGGTCAGGACGCCATCGCCGAGGTGCGTGTGGGCCACGTCGACTGGCAGCCCGTTGACTCCAACTACGACGACTACGACGAGACGCCCGGTGTGATCGATCTGCGGGACGTCGACCCGGACGTGGACTTCTACGCCGTGTCCTGAAAAAATCTTCTCGTTGCCCACACTGGAGTGTTGCTCTGGTGTGGGCAATGTGATAAAATAATCTCAACAACGATTGATGGAGTGATGAGAGATGAACTACTCGCCCTGCTGCGCGCTCTGGACCTCCCAGTACGGTTGCTCTTCTCACAACTTCCCGCCCGCCACGGTCAAGATTCGCTACGTCATCCAGTACCGGGTGCGCATGCACAACCACAAGACCGGGGAGTCCTGGTGGTCGGTGTGGACGGACGGCGTCGGCGACAGCAAGTACAAGTACTCGTTCTCCAACCTGGCCGAGGCCAAGAAGGCGCTCGCCAACGCTCGTCGACGTCAGACGTCGTACGAGATGAAGTACCAGCTCGTCCAGCAGGTCAGCACGTGGAACGTGATTGGGTGAGATCGTTGTACACAGACCCTCAGGCGCTTGAACTGCGACGTGCTGCCGAGATCTTACGCGATCTCATTCCCAGCGTGGCTGACATGCTTGCGTGTGCTGCGAATCTTGACCCGACTGAACGACCTACGTGCCCGTGGTGTGGTGTTAATCACGCACACGTCATCGCAGAGAAGGTGATCAAATGAAGGACGAGAACCGGGCGAAGCTCGAGGCGTTGCTCGACGAGAAGGTGTCAGGACCGCTGGGAGACAAGATCATGAGCCTGGTGGAGGACATCGTCGAGGACGAGAAGAAGACCTCGTACAAGGAGGGCTACGACGACATGTACGAAAGTGAGAAGCCTGGTCCGGGACTCTTTGGATCCTGATACGATCAGTACCACTGCCGCCTTAGCTCAGTTGGCCAGAGCACGGTACTTGTAATACCGGAGTCGTGGGTTCAAGTCCCACAGGCGGCTCTCTATAAGATCAAGTGACGTGGAGCGACATGACGACAATGGACCGTGACACGCAGATCATGGAAGAGGCCGCTAAGCAGCGAGCGCACGAGCTCAAGCTCGCTGAGATCAACGCACGGGCAAAGCAAGAGATGGAACGGCAGATCACGGCTCGCCGTGAAAGTCGGCATCAGATGTTCATCTGGGGCGTCGGCATCACTGGTGTCGTGGGTGTCATCATCACGGGCATCATTCTGATCTCTAACGCGACAGGTGAGGACCGTGAGAAGGAGATCCAGATCCGCGAGCAGCAGAACCGTGTCGCCGAGACGTGCATTCGTGAGCACAACATCTGGTTGGACGGTGACTGCATTCCCGCACAACGCGTGCAGTGAAGTTGTTGCATCACTCACATATATGTGATATGATTACTGCATCAACGATCAAGCGATTGGAGTGATGAACATGGACCTCGTGCACGTCGGCAAGAACGGTAACGACCACCTGATCCACTTCACCGGTGACGGTGACCGCCCGCTGCTCGAGATCTACGTCGAGGAGAAGCCGAACGACATCGACGCCAAGCTGCCGATCCGCATCAACGGCGTGGGTCACCCGCTGGACAACGTGCAGGTGACCGCAGGCCTGTCGCACGTCACCGTCAGTGCCGATGAGAACGGTGTGACCAAGAGCGTCTGCCTCAACTGCATCGCCACGTACGTCGTGCCGCGTATCCACACCCTGATGGGTCGGGTGTACGTCCCGAAGGTCACCGCGGACAAGTGAACAGCTCACGGGAGAGGCGTCGAGTAATTCGGCGCCTCTCTCGCGCGTAAACCTCACCTCATCGCGAAGAGACGAGGACGAATGAAGTGTACGACACGTCATCGACGTGAACGACGTCACACAGCCGCGCTCGTACAGGCGTCCGGTAACGAGACCGTTCTGTGGTGTCCGGCGTGCAAGGGGCAGATCTTGCGCAAAGAGGGTCAGATCACCGTGACGAGACTGGCCCTCATGGAGGTCAAGCACTATCTTCTGGATTGCCCGGCAAGATCCAGTTGATAGGACCAGATACAGTGACAATCGAGCGACAAGGAGACAAAGGAGACACATGAGTAGCTACCGCAATCGCGACGACATTCGTCGTGACATCCAGGACGCGAATTTCGTCGCACGACGTGCCGGCCTGAGTGTCGCAGGATGGATCCTCGTCACCCTCGTGTTCTTCGCTGTGATCGGCATCGGTACCTGGGCGTTCAAGGTCATCACGTCCGACGTCAAGGGTAAGGGTGACGCGACGCGCCAGGTGAACTCCGCCGAGAACCGGCTGGGCGCGGAGACCCGCTTCCGGCAGCTGTACGAGGGCATCACCGCGGACGATGACAAGATCAACCTGATGGCGTCAACCGCGAACAGCGAGATGGACGACACGAACCTTCAGGGTCTCATGCTGTCTTGCACCGGACGCATCGGCGAGTACAACGCGATGGTGACCGCACCGACGACCGCGAAGTTCCGGCCGATCGAGCTGCCGACACGGATCGGTCAGGACATCGAGACCGACTGCAAGCCCGACACCACTCCCACTCCTATCCCCACCCGCTGAAGGGATCTCTTAAAGAGATGAAGAAGACCACTCTCCGTGCCGGCGCGCTGGTAAGCGTCGCCACTCTCGCCATCGGCGCCACCGGTTGCACGTCGAGCGGACCTGCGAAGGACACCCCGCAGGCAAAAGCCGACGCGCTCCGTGACCAGACCAGCAAGCAGCAGGAGGCCGCGGTGCCCTACCCGGCGGACAAGCTGCGCAACCCGCTGGACCGGAAGAACCTGCACGACCGGCTGATCAGCAACAACGACCCGAACAAGATCTCGTACGTCTACCTCATCTCGATGACCGGCGAGCCGTATGCCTACTTCGTCATGAAGGGCAAGCTGACGTCGACCGAGTCGACCATGTTGCCCACCGATGCGGTCATCGACGCGTGTGGCAACTCGACCGAGTACTGCCCGGAGGTCGTGCAGGGCGGCGGAGACGACGGCACATACGGCCAGAACGAGGACGCGGTCTTCGGCTGGACCGTCACCGGTGTCATGATCACCCTTAAGACGGACAACTGGCTCCAGTCCGACCAGCCCATTCAGCTGAAGGTGCCGGACATCACCCCTAAGCGATAATCACTCACGAAGGACGAGCCCCTGCCACCCTTGGGGGCTCGTCCTTCGGCGTCTAAAAGATCTTGCAAGTTTCTCTCACATCTTGTTGCTCGACCGTGCAGTGATGAGATATATTAAACAGGTAGGGAAACACCAACGATGGATGGAGTGATTCACATGCACACGACCACCAAGCGCGGCCTCAAGTTCTACGGCACCGAAGGCACCTGGGACGTGTACCGCTACTTCAAGGGCGGCCGACCCATCTTCGAGGCCGCGGTGGACACCACCGACCCGGAGCTCAAGATCTACGTCGGCAAGGTCAACGCCGTCTGGGCGAAGGTGAACGACATCAAGGACGAGACGTTCACCGGCGAGCTCTTCGAGACCAAGGGTCGGGCGCATCGCACGCAGGACGGCAACCGGATCAGCTCCGACAGCATGAAGAGCTACGTCAACATGCGAGCCTTCTCCATCTTCGCGAACCTGTACGTCCCCAAGCCGGCGACCGTCACCGACGCCGAGGCGATGGACGACACCGACAACTGACCCCACACGACTTGGGCGTCCACCGCCGGGTGGGCGCCCAAGTTCTTATGTACCACTCATTGTATTAGAGAATCACGCGAGATATCCCGGCATTTTCTCGTCAATCTTGTTGCACGATGTGAGATGATGGGATAAAATTAGACCGTAAGCAGTTGATAGATAAGCGATGGAGTGATGATCATGAAGGAAGCCATCTCGTACCTCGCGTACCACTACTGGCGTCTGGTCAAGACCATCATCGCTGACTTCGTCTGAGGAGGACACTATGTGGGTTTGCCTGCCGATGGGAATGTACATGCCGGCTCTCCGGCCGCCGCACACCGTACCGGAGGGTGACGACCGACTCCTCCAGATCCGATCGCGACGCAAGATCGATCTCGAGCGTCTCCGGGACGAGCTGCTGCCGGAGCTCGGCCCGACGATCCGACTGCCGCACACCGACTACGAGTACCGAGCGTACTGCACGCACGAGCAGTGGGCGCGCGCGCTGGCGCAGGCCGCGTTCGACATCGACTACGTCAAGTTCAAGGAGCAGGCGGAGCACAAGTACGGCGACGTGCAGCTCCACAACACGTACACGTCGATGTGGTACACCGTGTTCAGCACACTGTCGACCAAGAGACACCAGAACGACTACTGGTCGTGGCAGCAGCCGCGCACGACGCGGAAGAAGAGCCGGAAGGCCGGTACGTCCCGCTGGGACACCGACACCACTGACGTGCCGCGTCAGCCGATGCTCCGTGACCTGATCGACTCGAACCTCGGGATCACCGGGGACGACATCTCACGATGGGGCGGTCAGCACGATCTTGACGACGAGACGATGGCGCTCGTCAACGAGGTCTCGGTCGACGTACCCAAGATCGCGCGTAAGCCCAACGGCCACATTGACCACACGCAGTGTGACCACGCACCCACCAGGGGCGCGCGCCGACGCTGCCGGAACCGCAACCGGAACAACTGACACGATTATCACATGACAACCTCCCTGGTTTCTGACCAGGGAGGTCGTTATGTGATATAATAGACTCAGATAGGTAAGAAACCAAGGAGGTTGGAGGCACACAAAATGATCAAGGACCTGTTCGCGCACATGTACATGACACGACAGCGAGCGCACGACCGCATCGAATCGCTGCTCACCGTTCACATCGAGGCACTCCGAGGTAACCCGGACGGCAAGATCGTGGACGCGCTTGAGAACGCGAAGGCTGACTTCCACGGGATGATCGACGAGCTCTACGACGAGCTCGACGCGATCGCACAGCAGGAGGAGATCAACGAGGAAGTGAATGCGACCGCGGAGGACGGCGCATGACTTGTAGAGTGGCATGACCACTCTCACGGCACGGTAGCCCAATCGGTAGAGGCAGCGCTCTCAAAAGGCGTGTAGTGTGGGTTCGAATCCCACGCGTGCCACCAGACTAACATTGATTTAACATAGATCTTGATAATGTCAGTCGTATGAGATATTACGACTATGACAGTGACAAGATTGCATCTTCATGCTGGCACGAGATCTTCTACGGGTTTACACACCCAATTCCAGTGTGGCGTGACAACATACTTGACTTCGGCGTCTGGACAGCGAGACGCATACGATCTGTCACCCAACGACTACATTTCACAACTCCCTGAAGCCGTGTTGACCTGCAGGAATGTGCAGGGAGATAACAGACTGCCCATCCGCGTGGTACGGTATCACTGTGCCACTTTGGTTGCTTGTCCTCGTGTTGATCCTCGCCACGCACCGCGTGACGAGGATCGTGACACGTGACTCCATTCCTCTGGTGGCGGTTCCACGTGAGGCATTCGTCCAGCGCTGGGCCCGATTCGCAGACGCTAAGACTCCGGAGGAGAAGGCGCTCTCCATCGGCGGTAAGAAGACGAATGGCTTCATGGCGTCACTTGCCTACCTCTGGGAGTGCGACTGGTGCGCGTCGGTCTGGGTAGCTGCCGGACTGACCACAGGCGCCTACTTCCTGACCCCGCTGGGCAACCAGCCGTGGTACTTTGCGGTTCTCGTTGGGTTGGCCGCCTCGACGAGCACCGGACTTATCGCCCAGCGCGAACCTGACTGAGGACGGCCAACATGGGAGATCGTCGCCGTGACAACGTCGCGCTACTGCGACCTCACGGTGTCTCACCTCATAGTGCTAGTGCGCTGACCGCAGCCGCACAACTCACCTCGAGCGTCAACATCCAGCGCCCACTTCAGTATGAGTCCTGGCAGGATGAGGCCTGGGCGTTCTATGAGAACCTCGGTGAGTTCAACTACGGTGTGGAATGGTTTGGTGAGGCGCTCTCCCGCGTTCGATTGACCGCGGCGAAAATCACTCCTGGTGGTGACGAGCCAGAGATCATCGATAAGGGTCCGGCCGCGGAGCTCGTCGCGAAGTTGAACGGCGGCACAGACGGTCAGTCACAACTGCTGCGGTCGCTGGGTATCCAGCTATCGGTCCCCGGAGACGCGTACCTTGTCGGCCGTGAGGTGACCGAAGCTGACGAGCAATCCGGCGTGCTACTCGATGCCGAGATCGACGACAACGGCCGGGTGTGGACGGTTCAACCAGTCAACACGCTTCGTCGCCGTAGGCGGTTCTTCGGCCGACGTGGTGGCGTCAGCTCGTGGGAGATGCAGGTCGAGGACTCGGTGTGGGTGCCGCTTCCAGAAGAGGCACTCGTCTGTCGCATCTGGGACCGCAACGAGCACTTCCCGTGGCGCGCCATGTCGCCGGCGAAGGCCGCCCTTCCGATCATGCGTGAGATCGACATGTACAACCGCCACATCGTGGCGACGCTTGTCTCACGCGTGGCACTGAACGGTCTCCTGCTGGTTCCGGACGAGGTCACGCTTCCGGCGAGCCCGCAGTACGCCGATGCCGTGGATCCGTTCATGGCCGAGTTGATCGACGTAATGATCAACGCGATCAAAAACCCGGGATCACCGGCCGCCGCGGCGCCGTTGCCACTCAAGATCCCAGCCGAGTTCATTGAGAAGTTCAAGCACCTCACATTCGCGACGCCTCTTGATCAGAAGATCTTCGAGAACCGCGAGGCGGCACTTCGCCGACTGGCCACCACACTGAACCTACCGGCAGAGATCGTCACCGGTATGGGTGATGTAAACCACTGGTCCGGCTGGCAGTTGTCCGAGGACGCGATCAAGATTCACATCTCGCCGAAGGCTGAGATCGCGACGCGCTGCCTAACCGTCGGCTACCTTCACCCGATGCTCAAGGCGATGGGTGAAGAGACACGCACGTCCGACGGTAGTCGCATCGTCGTGTGGTACGACACGTCCGAGCTCACCCAGCGGCCAGACCGGTCAGAGTCCGCACGTGCGCTGCACGACATGTTGATCATCAGCGATGAGGCCGTGCGGCGTGAGAACGGCTTTGACGAGGCCGACGCTCCGAATGAAGACCAGCTTGAGGAGATGATCCTCCGTAAGCTGGCGGTCAATCCGACCACCGCTTTCCAGGCGCTGAAGGAGCTTACCGGGCTCGAGATCGCGCCACCACCTCCTCCCATGGGAGGAATGACTCCCGGAGCCGGCGGCCCTGAGGATGCCAGCGGCCCCGTGGGTGACCAAGAAGGGTCGCCGGCTTCCGGGCCAAACGAGACACCACCGGCCGACAACGGCCAGAACACACGTCGCGGAGTTCCCGACACCCAAGGCATCGCTCCACCTCCTCCCGGTGCACTCATCACAAGCAACCAGCGACGCGCGGAAGTCATTCAGCGCACACACAGTATGCGTCGCCGAGCACGTCGGGCCATCACATTTAGTCGGAGGTAGTAATGCCACGGGTCTCTGGATGGTCCGACGATGAGCGCGAGGACCGAGCCCGTGGGCTAGCCGCTCTCATTCGGCGAATCTTCCGGGCAATCGCACGCGTCGTCGCCGCACAGGCGGAGGAGCAGGCGGCGACACAGAACGCAGTCACGCTCGCCGTGGCACGTCCGATCGTTCCACAGTGGGAACACGCGCTCGACACGCAGGTGTTGGGTTACGTCAAGGACATGTACCTTGACGCCGCCGGGCTTATCTCCAACGAGCTGAACGCACCGGAGGAGTTGCTGATCGGCGACGACCTCGTCGAGCATCACGTGAACGTCGCGCGTAATCGACTGGCGGGCATCGGCGACGATGTCTGGAAGAACGTACAGGCGCAGATCGCGCTGGGCAATCAAGCAGGCGAGTCTGTCAGCGAGATTGCGGCACGGATTCGCAACGTGGCACAGGTCTCCGAGGCGCGGTCCATGACCATCGCGCGTACGGAGGTTCACGCGGCCCAGGAGGCCGGCGCATATGACCAGGCGCTGTTCGTTGACCCGAACGCCACCAAGATCTGGCTCGCCACGAATGACGTTCGGACACGTGACTCTCATCGTCGTGCAGACGGTCAGAAGGTCAAGATCGGCAAGCCGTTCCGTGTGGGTGGCACAGAGCTGCGGTTCCCCGGTGACCCGCTGGGCGATCCGGGCGAAATCATCAATTGCCGTTGCTCTGTAATCTACGACTTTGATATGATCACGCCAGTATCCGATGAGGAGCTGGCCGTGGTCGCAGCTGGGCAGAAGAAGTGGAAGCCCGAGAACCACCCGCGTGGCGCCGACGGTAAGTTCATTGAGAAGGGCGCGGTCAGCGACTTCCTCAAGAAGGCCAAGCCGAACATCATCGATGTGACGAAGGCCGTCGGGAATCTTGACAGCAAGCAGTGGAACAAGCTGAAGCCCGAGCAAAAGCAGTACATTAAGGACTCGGTCGACAAGCTGCCCAAGGGCACGGTGACGCACGACACCGCGAAGAAGCAGCTTGACATGATCGAGCAAGCTGCGGCAGCCAGCGCGCCTCACACCAAGACGTCACCCGTCAAGAACGGGTTTAAGAACAAGTATGCGTCCACCGGTGACGTTGACAAGATGAGCCCGGTGGACGCCGTTGTTGCGGTCACGTATGACATCACCCCAGATGACGCCGGCAAGCTCACACAGTATGAGCACGACAAGCTGAAGTCACTCGTGCAGCAAGCCGTGAGCAACGGCGAGCAAGGCGCATCGTGGGCGCAGGGGAAGTTTGCTTACTGGCCTGACGCGACGTCTGATGCTAACGTGCCAAGCGCACCGAAGACCGAGGCGTCAAGCCCCAAGATCCCAGCGGGTCTGAAGGGTAAGCCGGGCGATCCCGCGAAGATCACCACCGGAGTGATTTGGGGTAAGCACCCGCCCGGCACGGTGATTGTCGAGTCTGACGATGGTCTTTGGCGTGTCACGTGGGATGGCAAGAACTTCCAGCACCAGAACTACTCAGCTGCTGACGACAGCTGGACGACCGAGGACACGTGGACGAAGAAGGCTGCGTATGAGAACCTGAAGGGTAGCTCCGGCTGGGTGATCCCGGGTGGTACTCAGACGGCCTCAGAGCCTCCCCAGACACCATCGACGCCGAAGCCAAAGGCTACCGCAGCGGCTAAGACTAACGCGCCTGAGGACTTCTCGAAGTTCACCCAGGTCGGCGGACAGGCTGGCTCGAATCCGGGCGGCAAGTACAAGGCGCCGAATGGCGATGAGTGGTACATCAAGAAGCCTAAGAGTGCCAAGCACGCGAGCAATGAGGTCGCGGCGTCCGCCCTCTACAACGCAGCCGGCATCACCGTGCCACAGGTCGTCAAGGGCAACAACGCGCCTGGTCTAGGCAACGGACTCAACACCGGCACGAAGATGGTGCCAGGTGCCAAGGCGAACCTCGGCGGAAAGCTGCATGACAAGGCGTATCTCAAGGAGATCCAGTCCGGCTTCGCCATCGACGCGTGGCTCGCCAACTGGGACGTCGCCGGGATGGGCTACGACAACATCGTCGAGGGTGAGGACGGTAAGCCGTACCGCATCGATGTCGGTGGCGCGCTCCTCTACCGTGCGCAGGGTGCGCCTAAGGGCGCCGCGTTCGGCGACATCGTAACGGAGCTTGACACGCTTCGTGACGGTACGAATCCGCAGTCCGCCAAGGTCTTCGCCTCGATGACCGAGCAGGACATTCGCAAGTCTGCCGCACGTCTTGAGGCGATCTCTGACGCAGACATCGACAAGATCATCGCCGACTCTGGTCTCGACTCGAGTGTCGCCGACACACTTAAGACACGTCGAGCGTACATCCTCGCAAAGTACCCACCGCTGAAGGACGATGAGCCGGCACCGGAGATGACACCAGAGATGACGCCGACGTCATCTCCACTCGACGCTGACACGTCGGCAAACGACACGCCTAACGTCGATGCCACCGACGTAATCGATGACGAGCCAGATCTCACAAAGACCGGGACGACAAGCAGCGGCGCGGTCTTCTACCTCGCCATGGGTGACTACCCCAAGATGGTCACCGACGATGGGAAGTTCGTCCTCGAGTCGGCCAACAACGGGATGGGTGCGTACGCACTTCATCAGAAGCAAGCAAACGGCAACATCGTCACGGCGTACGTCAACAATGAGGACGATGTCGACTACGTCCTAAGTAACGGCTACGGCATCACGGCGCCTGTCTGGCACCCGGTGAAGACCGGCACACCAAGCGACACGCCAAGCGTGCCAGACACGACCCCACCGCCACCATCACCGCTACCGGGCCAGGTCACAAACCCAAGCTACTGGCAAGACATGATGGAGGAGATGTACGCCGGCACATACGGTGTCGGTGATGCCGTCGCGGTGTCATCTGATCGTAAGTACAAGATCATCTTTGACGACTTCGGCAACCACGAAGGCATGTCCCTCCAACAGTCCAACGGCAAAGGCAAGTACTACACGATCAAGACGTACTCTGACAACGTGTATGGTGGTGTCGGTACGTCACTGCTCGCTGACGACGAAATCACAAGCAAGACGTGGATTAACCCATACGAGTCAGACATCACACCGAGTGGTGTCGATCAGTCGCTTATCACGCCGTCTGCTCCAACACAACCAAAGATCATCAGCTTGACTGATGTTGAAGACAAGCTCGACATGCAAGATTACACCAATGGTGAGATCATTGCGGTCAGCGACGACGGCGACCTCGCTCTGATCTACAGCTCGTTCATCGACGGTATCCACGTCGCGAAGAAGGACTACGACGACAGCAGCGATCCGCTCTCGTGGGAGATCGTTAACTCGTACGCTAAGAGTGACGACGAGGACGATCCCACACCGGTACAGCAGCTGCTTGATGACTACGGCGACTGGACCTTCCTCGAGCCGAGCGAGGAGGTTCAGGCGCTACCTGTAAAGAAGGCCGCGAAAAAGGTCGCGAAGAAGGCCGGCGTACCGGCCGGATCATCGTCGTCAGCATCATCACTGCCGACGGTCTCCCCACACGAGAAGCAGTTCTATCTAGAAGAGGCAAACTTCGGTACCATCACCAAGGGTGAGGCCGTTCACCTCGTCGCCGGACCGAACGGTCTCACGCTGGGTGAGTGGGAGAGCCTGAAGCCTCACCAGTGGGATGCGATCGACAAGGCGCTGAAGAAGGCTGTCGCCGACGGACATCCGAACTCGCAGGCTGCCTTCGCTAAGTGGAACAACTTCTCCGAGGCTGACGCCGATGCGGACGTGTCGATGCCACCGACGGCGAACGCCAAGCCGAACCCACCCGGCACCGGCACACTCACGCCTAACGTTCTCTTCGCGATGTTGCCACATATGCCAGATGGCGTGCCGGTGGCTGTCGGCAAGAACAAGAATGGCCTGATCGCACAGCTCACGCCTATCACGATCGACGGCAAGAAGAAGCTCTCGTATCAAGAGTGGCAGCACGGTCAGGGTAAGTGGAGCGTTCCACTCTCGTCATTCGCTAACTTTGATGAGTGGGACGAAGAGCTAGAGTCCACATTCGGCATCTTGTGGGACCCGCCCAACAAGGCGTACGACAACAACGTCGGTGCTGACGGCGACACCAACGTCTCAGTGCCTGGCATCACACCGACAAGCGGTAGCGAGAAGGACATTCTCACCGCTAAGCCAGGTAAGGTGCACGTGCCTTCACTTACCGTGAACGCCGAAGACCTGACTCTTGGCGTCTTCAAGAAGCTCATCGTTGACAGTGAGTTGAATGACTTCTCGATCATCGCGGTCAAGCCAGGCGGCACACAACGTGTGATCTTCCTCAACGGTGTGTTTCACTTCCAGAAGTTCTCGCCGGACAGCACTGCGCTGACCGGCGGTTTCTGGGAGACGGTTGACTCGAAGGCGCCGATCTCAACGATCGGAAAGCTCCGCACCGAGAACTGGCAGATCCCGCTCTCGTTGATCGATGACGCAAAGTACGGCGGCGTCATCCAGACCATCTCGTCTGACTCCACACCAGGCGAGCCGGTGGGTTACGCATACGTTGACGATCTGGTCAACAAGAAGAATCAGCTCGAGTACGGCATGACAGTAATGTCGAACGAGCAGACGAACCAGATCGTTAAGTACGCCGGCGCGGGCGAGTTCATCAAGTACAACGTGTCGGCGACAGGCGATGTCGCAGGCGTTGGCGTTGTCGATGATCTTGATGATCTGATCCAGGAAGATGGCTGGATCGTGCCGAAGACCTCTGGTCTTCTGAAGACCACACCAGAGCCGGCGATCTCACCCAGCGGCACGACGACGCCTACCCCGACCGTTTCCGCCACACCAGACCCGGTTAAGGTCCCTGCGGGTCATCTAAAGGTCATCAAGGAAGCACTAAAGGCGAACGGCAACACCGGTTACTGGTCAAAGCCAGAGAAAATCTGGGAAGTGATCCAGACCGTCAAGAAGACACCGGGCTATGAGAAGTACAGCCCGATGGACATTCTCAAGGCGCTGGACGGTTCGCTCAAGACCAGTACGCCGAACCCATACGAGAACAAGATGGTCAAGTGGGCAGCCACAAAGAAGGGCGCCCAGATCATCGCACAAAGTGGTGGACTGAACCCGACTGCGAGCATGCCGACAGCATCGCAGGCGCCTAACTTTAAGACCGCCGACGCCAACACACTCTGGAAGTACCTACAGTCGCTCAAGACCGGCGACATCCTGGCGATCAACGAGAAGGGTGACATCCGACTCAAGGTTGTCCCGGACACCGGTACGGGCCAGAACTACATCGTCGCGGAGTCGTGGTCACCGAACACCAAGAGCTGGACGTACTACTACTCCTCGGGTCAAACGGCGGCAAAGCTGCACGAGCTGCTTCAAGAGGCGACCACGCCTAGCTACATGAAGCAGAACTGGAAGCACCCGGAGGTTCTGCCTAAGCCAGGATCGTCTTCTTCTTCTCCGATCAAAAAGAAGGTCGAGATCCCGGACATCACGACCGGGAACGACATCTCAACGATCCCGCAGTCGAAGAAGACAAACGTCTACCAGCAGTTCAAGTCACACCCAGGCACGTACCTCAGCTCTGACCCCACGTCGCAGTATGACGCGTTCCTTGCCGTTAGCAAGGCAGAGGGTCTCAGCCTCGCACAGGTCATCCACATCGTGGATGATGAAGGTGCGAAGAAGGTCAATAAGCCAAACGAGAATCTCTTTTACAAGAAGATCTCCGACTGGCTTAAGACGCCTGAAGCGGTCGCCTGGATCAATAACGAGCCGAATCAGGTCAACGGCCTTCCCGAGCCACCAAAATTCACGCCAAAGTATGACCCATACCTGAACCCCGGTCAGATTCCGTCGTTTGAAGAATCCAACAAGCTGAAGTACGAGTGGATCTCAAGCAACAGTGAAGCCACCAAGATCTGGAATGAGATGGTGGCTAAGACGGAAGACATCACGCCGACCCAAAAGAAGGGTCTGACGACGTGGACCGGTGGCGCATACACGACGATCAATGGCTACCTCTTCAAGCCGAATCAGCCGAAACTCGGACCAACCCACCAGCACGCCCTGGTCAACTCGCAGCTGGGTATGCGACCGGTCGATCGCCCAGTTCTTCTTGTGCGTGGTGTTGGTTATGCCGGTCTAGGTAACGCGAAGAATCACGCGCAGCTCGAGAAGCTCGTCGGCACCACATGGCGCAACAACGCATTCGCGGCGACATCTGTTGGCACCGACGGCAACGGCGTTCACGCCCCGGCGTTCTCCAGCTATCCGTTGTGGATCGAGTTCGAGTGTCCGCCAGGAACACCGATGGCCTGGCTGGCACCGTTCTCCAGCGCTGGCCAGAGTGAACGTGAGATGCTCCTCGCCGCAAACCTGCACTACCGGGTCGTAAGCGTTGAGAAGAAGATGATTCCGGGCTATGGCATGAAGAGTATCGCTCGTGTCCGAATCGTACCTAAGCCGAGTGAGGAGACCGCCGAATGACACAACCTGGTGGCATCTACGAAGACGGCGGCTTCGCGCTCTTTGAGATGGTGAAAGCCCAGCGGGGCATGTCTCCGCTGGAGATTGAGGTGTTCCTCGCGACCGGCGAGAAGCCCGACACCAGCTTGCCTCCGCTGGAGTATCGCGAGGACGACGTCGACTTCGACACACTCGTGCTCACCGAGCAGGACGCACGTGCGCTGCTGTCCGGCCAGACCGTCGTGGCGAGCTCTTTTTTGGACTTTGACTCATCTCACGGTGTTTCTCCTTTCTATGAGACATTAATCCGTGATGCTGAGGCGTTCAAGTTCAATCCGAACCAGCCACGCGATGAGGACGGCCGCTGGACTGACGGCTTCCCGGGCGTGAACGCACCCGATCTTAACGTACCCGGCGGGAAGAGTGGTACGTCCACGCTGGGCACTGGCACGAAGAAGGCCACACCGGCGATCATCTACAAGAAGCATGCGAACGGCGCGACTGTGGCGCAGTCGAAGTCCGGCCTTAAGCGGATGCGCTGGGATGCTGATCGCAAGAAGTTCATCGTCGAGCAGAACAAGAACGACGATTGGGTCGAGGAGGCGGCTCTTACCAAGAGCGCGGCCTACAACGACATGAAGGTCGACCAGAAGTGGTTCGAACCGAACGAATCTGGACAAACCGGTACGGTAGCCGAGCCATCCAGCCCATCCCTGACGCCCGAACCTGACCTGGCCGATACGGAACCAACGGCGCCTGAACTGCCTGAAGCGCCTGACGCTGTCGAAGAGCCAGAAATGGCCAATGGCGATGATGTCGTGCCTAATCCGGCCGCTCTCGACACGCTTGAGCCGAAGAGTAACACTGTCGCGGCCACGGCTGAAGAGGTGTGGGACAGCCTCACCGATCGGAAGCCAGGTGATGTGATCGCTACTGGCAAGATGTTCGGGTCAGACGCACGTATGGTCGTCAAGAAGAAGAACAAGACTACTGATGGTCCGTGGATCCAGACGCAGATCCGTAGCGGTGGTGGTTGGCAGGAGTGGACAAACGAGACCACCAAGGCGATGTTCGCCAAGGAGTTCAACAACCCATCGCGTCAGTGGAAGCTAACTGACCCGAATGCACCGGATGAGCCTGCACCTAAGAAGATGTCGTGGCCAGATGGCTGGGAGGACGGCAACACTCTGACGCCTGAGCAGGCCGCGGCGATGCATGAAAAGCTGGGAAACTGGTCAAGCGAGAGCGAAACCGCGCTGTATGGCTACACCCAGCACTCTGACATGCTCAACAATGCGATTCGTCAAGGCCTATCGCACACATCTGACGCCGAGGATGTCGCCGAGTGGTCGGGTCTGATCGACGACGCAATGTACGAGCTGCCTAACGATCTCACTGTGTTCCGGCACGCGAACAAGAACGCTTTCGGCGTGAGCAGCCTTGACGAACTCAAGGATCTTGTGGGCAAGGAGTGGAACGACAAGGCGTACCTATCGACGTCGGTCACTAACTTCGACGCGCTGCCAGTTGGCGATGAGCGGCATCCGTCGCAGATTCACATCAAGATCGACCTGCCGAAGGGGTCGCGAGGCGCGTACATCGCCGGTGTCAGTGAGTATCCAGAGCAGAACGAGTTCCTGATCGCACGGGACTCGACGTTCACGATCAGCGATGTCGAGATCAAGGACGGCAAGGCCTTCATCACGATGAAGGCACACACACCGGCCAAGGACGAGACGCCTGAGATCCCCAAGCAGGCCGATGCGCCTGCGATCGAGATGGATGATGACACGCCAGGCGTGTACACTGGCCCGACCATCGAGGACTACGCGGGCGCACCTAAGGCGGTCACCGACAAGGTTCGTGCGGCATACCTAGCACAGGTTCTCCATGATCAGCGTGTGGAGGCCCGTGGTGATCAGCTGCGCAAGGAGAACCCGGACAAGTACACCGGATACGGCGCGTGGATGGACGCTCTGAATGACGCACGTGCTGAGCTTGCGAGCGAGGCACCGCCGGACAGTGACCTAGATGATGCTCTCAATGAACTTCAGGCGGCACTTCCGGATATCAACGTACGCGACAACATTCGTCGCCGGCTTCATCTCGAGGCGTCCGTTGAGTCAAAGTTCACCGAGTTCGCCAAGAAGAACGGACTTGGTGCGCTGACGCCTGCGGTCAAGGCCGATCTCACCCAGCGGATGCGGCAAGCCTTCGCAGGCAAGAAGGTCGCCGTCCGTATGTCGCCTAAGACGGTGGAACACATCCTCAACGACGGACGCATCAAGTCGCAGTTCGAGACGAACAAGTCAAGCGGTAAGAAGGACTTCGACGTGCGTGCCAGCGTCGAACGTCTGCTCTTCGGTATCTACGACAAGCCGGGTCAGAATGACGACAAGCGTCCGATCTACGGTTACGTTGCCGTGGATGGCATTCGTCCCGCTGGGATCGGCTCTGCACAGCTTGGCGATCCATCGACCGACGCACTCTCACAGTACGGACAAGTGCAGGTCGTGCTGAAGGACAGTGTTCGCGACCGCACCACCGCACTGTTCGGTGACTCGATGAACAACATGCAGCAAGCCATCCCGACGCCGATCAACAACCCGGACTGGCGTTCGTTCCAGGCCAGCTATGGCGGCATCACGGGTAAGGGTCTCGAGGGGCTCGACCGCAGCGGTGAAAACCAAGAGTTCCGTGCCGGTGCGTACGCCGAGGCGCAGATTCACGGTGGTGTTAGCGTCGATGACATCGAAGAGATCGTCTTTCCAAGCAATCCGACCGCCGCGATTAAGCAGAAGCTCGATGATGCTGGCATTTCATGGCGAGTGCTGAACTTCAAGACCGCGGCTAACGGGACTGACGAGGAACGCGAGAACGCGCTTCGCATTGCGCGTCAAGACAAGTCGTTCATTGAGGGCGAAATCACCAAGCTCAAGGAGAAGCTCGCAGATCCTAAGTATGCCGGTGATGACTACTACAAGAAGGACCTCGCCAAGTATGAGAAGCAGCTGAAGGCGATCAATGACGCACTTCCTGCACTTCAAGGTGAGAAAAAGTCGAAGGCAAAGGTCGCGAATGCGACCGCATAGAAATGGTACTGTCAACACTGTAAGACGATGGAATGTGAGGACGAGAAGTGAAGGTCGTAGCAGTTCGCGATGACGGTGCGCTACTCGTCTCTCACGGTCGAGCCGCAGCGATCATCTCTGAAGATGGCACGTGGCTAACTACCACCGGTGCGGCGTTGGCTCGTGGCTACTGGGGTGACCCAGGTCCGGACGACAAGGTGCCAACCAAGCAGATTCCACAACTGATCAGAGCACTGAACCAACACGGGGCGCAACTTCCACCACCTAACCCATTCATCACTGAGGATGATGGCGATGACACAGACTAAGACATTCGCCGGTGGGCACGGCGCGCCGTCAACCGTCACCTTTTACTCGCCTGACCAGAAGCGTGACCCGCTGGGTATGTGGACGAAGGATGACGAAGGCGCCGAGCCTATGGACTGGGAGAAGGCCAAGTCCATGAGCCAGGCTGAGTGGAACAAGCTAAGCGACACGCAGAAGGCAGGTCTTCTCGCGGCCGTGTATGTCGCCGACGCCGACAAGAAGCCGGGTGCCTCGGCCGCGCTCGCCAAGCTACGCGGCTGGGTGAGTAGTGACAAGGGCGGTAAGGGCGGTGGAGGTGGCGGCGGTAAGTCAAACGCCGAGAAGGCCGCCGAGAAGAAAAAGCGTGAGGCAGAGGCTGCTAAGAAGAAAGCTGACGCCGAGAAGGCCAAGGCTGAACGTGCCAAAAATGCACGGCGAGTTCGTCCAGACGCTGTGAACAGCGGGCACCGTGACGGTTACATCATCGGTGAGTCCGAGGATGGCAACACACGGATGCGCTGGGATAAGGAAAACGAGACATACGTCATTGAGAAGCGGGACGGAAAGAACTGGAAGGAAAACCGACGTCTTAAGCCTGAGCAGGCGTACAACGAGCTTGCGAAGGAGAAGCCGGGATGGTACCGACCAAAGGTTCAGCCGTTCCTACAGAACGAAACGAATAAGCCGGCGAAGAAGCCAACGAGTAAGCCAAGTTCGTCAGAAAGCTCATCAGAGAACAAGTCTGCGACAAAGCAGCCAAGCAAGGCTAAAGGTCCGGCATCAGGACGTAGGCCAGGACGTAAGCCATCTGCCAAAGAGTTGCCACTTAACACCGGTCGGGTTGATCTGACCGCCGCAGCGGAGAAGCACACTGGTGCAATGATCGCACTTGTTCCATCTGATGAGGACGCGATCACTCTGGCAGTTGACGGAGGCGAGGAGCCAGACCAGCTGCACATGACCGAGGTGTACCTCGGTGATGCGGACCAGTACGATGACGATGAGCGTCAGTACATCATTGACGTCGTGTCAGACTTCGCGGAGCGGTGGAATCCTGTCGCCGGCGAGGCGTTCTCCGTGAACATGTTCAACCCACCGGGGTTCGTCAAGGCTGACGGCAAGCAGCGTGATTCGTGTGTTGTGCTGGGCATCTCCGGTGATGATGTCGCCGACTTCCATGACTCACTCCTCGAGGTTCTCGATGATGAAGAGATCGAGTACCCAGCACAGCACGTGCCACGCGTTCCGCACGTGACGCTCGTGTACACCGATGACGCCGATCTATCGGCGTTCACCGAGAAGACCGGACCGCTCACCTTCGACAAGATCCGTGTCGCATTCGGCGATGATGTCTACGACATTCCGCTGGGCGAGGATCACGAGGAAGAGATCACGGCCGGTGCGTTCAAGTTCGATCCGAAGCAGCCACGTGATGCGGAAGGTCAGTGGACTGATGCACCGGGTAGTGGTGCCGCTAAGAAGCTACCGAAACCAACAGACGCCGCATCACTGTGGAAGAATCGCAAAGACTACCTCGGTAAGGTCATCGCGATTCGGTATGTGGACAGAAATGGTGAGCGCAAGCCGCACTCTCGACTTGTACTGATCGAAAACGACAAGGGCAAAATCGTTGCCCGACCTGAGACACTGAAGTCGGCGTACCCGAAGGATCACCCACAGTACAACACGTGGTTTGGGGAGGACGATGGATACGACGACATTAAGAGCGCGAAGAAGCTCCAGGAGGAAATGGAGTGGCTGCACTACGAATTTACTGAACCAGAGGAAGCACATCCGAACGGCTCACCATATGATAAGCCTGCACCACCGCCGTACGTTGAGCCAACTAAGCCAATGGCGGACGAGCCTGGCACGCCCGAAGATGAGCAAGTAAATCTTCCAGAGAGTGACGCACCAGACGGTTGGGCGGAAGGTGGATCAGATCCGGATGTGATGGCGAAGGAACGTCGAGACGTTAAGTCATGGGATGAGTTGCAACGAAATGCGTTGTACGGCTACACCATGGACGCCACGACGTTCAATGAAACCCTTCGCAAGGCAAAGGGTAAGAAGCCGCGTAAGGGAACCCTTGACGAAAACGGCACTGATCTGGGTGAAGCGATTCCGGCGATTGACTCTGCGATGTATGCCCAGCCGCGTGACATCACCGTGTTTCGTCAGATTCATCCCTCGGCATTCGGCGTGTCAAGCATCGAAGAGCTAAAGGCACTTGAGGGTCAAGACTTCACAGACTTCGGGTACTTGTCGACGTCAGTGAACTTCAAGCAAAATCTACCCGGACCACTATCTGACGTTCACATGAAGATTAAGGTGCCAAAGGGTAAGAAGGCTGCGTACATCGCTGACGTCAGTATGTATCCTGAGCAGAGCGAGTTGCTACTCGCGCGTGGTAGTAAGTTACGAGTCACAGGCGTGGAGTACAAGAACGGTCGGGCGTTCCTAACCATGGAGGTGGTGTGATGAACGACGAGATCTTCGGTCTCGATGAGAACGGCGTCCCGATCGTTCCTAACGTCCTCGTAGACCTACAAGCGCTAACGGAGGAGTGGGAAAAGGAGCGCGACGTCAACTCTGGCCCCGGTCCCGGTCACAATCTCCGTAACTACTGGCTACGCGGTGAGGGCGCCGCAAAGATTCGGTGGAACACAGACGGCGACTGGACACGTTGTGTTCGGTATCTCTCCAAGTACGTCAAGGATCCAAAGGGACTCTGCTCGGAATATCACCACCAGGCGACCGGTATGTGGCCAGGAGACCGCCGCAACCGTAAGATGGAGGGTGACACAGTAACATCCGACACTAAGATGCTGTACGATCAGCATCGGGCCGCGGAAGGGGGAGACGTCGTGATCACCGCGGCAAGCAATAAGACTAAGAAGGACGATGAGGACGAGGCAAAGAAGGCGTCTCCTCTCGATCCCAACAATGTGAAGTTCGTTCCGGTTGATGACGAGGATGACGAGTCCGATGTCACAGAGGAGCCGGAGACCGACGACGACGACGATGACGAAGAGGACGAGGAGGTCGTACGTAAGACTTCCTCGGCCGTCCGAGCAGCGAAAGCACGAACTGTGGCGGCAGAGATGGAGAAGCCTGCCCGCTGGGAGGGTATCCTAACCGTCGAAGGCGTGGAGTCCGGCGACGGTCGAATGTTCGCGACGAACGCACTGACCTGGGATGAGCTTCCGCTGCCACTCCGCTGGCAGAAGGAGTCGGCTCACGGTGGACAGAACGATGTCACCGTGGCGGTCGGTAACATCGAGAAGATCTGGCGCGAGCCTTCTCCTGACGGCCGCGCCGGCGTGACATTCATCAAGGGCAGCGGCACCATCGACCTCGGTAACCCGGACGGTCGTGAGGTCTACCGACGCATGAAAAACGGCTACATGCGCGGTAACTCGGTCGATGTCGACTCGGTGAAGGGCGCTGACGTCGAGCTCATCTACCCAGAGAGTGTCGCCGGTCCAGTGGGTGATGATGAAGACGATGACGGTCCGGCGATGACGATCTTCGACATGGCACGGATGCAGCCTGAGCTGACCGTGTACAAGAAGGGTCGCATTCGCGCCACCACCCTCGTGGAGATCCCGGCGTTCACCGAGGCGCGACTCTCGCTGTCTGAAGACAACAAGGCAACCGATCCTGCGCCGGACCAGCCTGAGCAGGACGACGAGGACACCGGCGGTGAACTGGTGCGGATGGTGAACGAGAAGATCGACGCAGTCGTCGCGGCGGCTACCACGATCACCATCACCGACGCACCACCGCGTGAGTGGTTCGACGAGCCGAAGGACGTCACACCGACCGGTGCGCTCACCGTGACGCCTGAGGGTCGGATCTACGGCTACGTCGCCCCGCTGGGCGTGCGCCACCGGTCCTTCCAGAATAAGGATGTCCGCGTCCCAATGCGGAAGGTCGACTACTCACGGTTCATGGGCGGAGAAACCATCGTCGCCGACGGCGGTCGTGTTTCCACCGGCGCGATCACCATGAACTGTGGCCACGCATCCACCTCGCCTCACCTGACGGCGGCGCAGGCAGCCGAGCACTACGACAACACCTGCTCGATCGTTGCGACCGTTCGCGTGGGTGAGAACCGGCACGGCGTGTGGATGGCAGGCGCTCTTCTGCCGGACGTTACGCCTGACCAGATCCGCCGGATCATGGCAAGCCGCCTGTCCGGTGACTGGCGAGCGCATCTGGACAAGCCGGGCTGGCGCGAGTTCGTCGCAGCTCTTCTGGTTCCGGTGCCAGGTTTCCCCATGGCGCGCACCGCGCCATCTGTCACAACATCAGAGGGTGCTCTTGTCGCGGCGTCTGTACCGGTCCACTTCCTCAAGCCAAAGGACGAGGATGAGGACGAGGTCGACACCACGGACGTGGAGACCGAGGACGACGACAAGGATGAGGACGAGGACATGGACGAGGACGAGCAGAAGCCCACGCCAAAGATGAAGGCAGCCGCCGTCGCAGCACGTGTTCGTGTCGCGAAGATCGCTGCACTTCAGGCGCGCGTCTCCGCGTTTCACGGAAACCACAACCAGTCTACTCACGGTCATCGGTATGGTCCGGACGGTAAGTTGACGTCTCCTGGCGGTGGTGGTAAGCGGGGCACCATCGCTGACCGCGTGAAGGCCGCCAAGGAGCGCGCTAAGGCCGCACCAGAGACAACACGTAAGAATGACGGTGGAAGTGCAAAGAACCGCATGGACGGCGCCGGACCTGATGGATGGAAGGAGCGCAAGGACGGCGGGTTCATGAAGCACAACCCGGCGTCCGGGAGTGACCACCTCGTTCGGCCCGCATCAGACGGCAGCGGTAAGTGGGAGCACAACTACGTCGGTAAGGGCGAGAAGAGCGTCACCTCACGACGTTTCGACTCTAAGGAGCAGGCACTCGCGGACGCCGATCGCGTCATCCAGCGTGATGGCAAGTACGACGCCACCGGCACCAAGCGCCCGTCAATCGGCAAGAATGTCAGCTCCGCTGACGCGATCGATCGACTCCGGAAGTCTCCACACCCAGAGGCTGGCGTCGCTCGGTCAAGCGACGGTGAGTACGAGATCGAGAGTGACGGCAACGGCGTCATCGTTCGGAAGAAGAACTCTGACGGTAACTACGTCTTCCACAAGCGTGTAGCTTCGCCGGCCACGCTCGACAAGGCCACCGGCGGCGCCAAGAAGTGGACTGACATGCTGGAGATGAGCCCGGAGGAGCAGAAGGCCGCCCGAGAGAAGACTCGGCGGTTCCTCGAGTCTCGGAGCCCGATCCTCAACCCGAAGCAGAAGAAGTCGTGATACGGTAGCATCATCGGGCCGCACGAAGGAGGACATATGGGCTGCAACTGCGGCAAGAAGCGACTGATGAACGCCACGACATCCGCGAACCTCACAGCCGGGTCGATCGCACCGGATCGTCCAGACATCGCGGAGGCGAAGGCCGCCGCAGAGGCTCGTGTCGCGGCCGCTCGGCAGGAGATTCAGACCACGCAGGACAACGCTGCCTGATGAAGCTGTCGCCGTTCCACAAGCCGCACTGGTCACGGGCGTACTCATTCGCGCTCGTGACCGGTGTGCTCTTCGTACTGTCGTGGATCGGTCAGTTCACATTCCAGGCCATCGAGGTCGCGAACGACGCAAAGGAGCACGGACAAGAATTCGCCTGGGGCGACTTCTGGCCGCAATTCCTATCCGCAACGTTCGAGAACTGGCAGAGTGAGTTTCTTCAACTGATCTGGCAGGCCGCAGGTCTGGCGCTCTTCTACTTCTGGGGATCGTCACAGTCACGTGAGAGTGATGATCGCATGGAAGCGAAGCTCGACGCTCTTCTACGGCGCCAGGGCATCAATCCGAACAACCTAGGCTAATCACGTCTAAACCGTCACATCCCTGTGTGTCATTGCACAGGGATGTGTCACATGTTATGGTATTGATCGGGCCGCACGTAATCGTTCAATGTCACACTAGTCCACCGAGAAAAAGAGGTAATCGTGGACGCGAACGAGGCTGTGGTCTTTCCAGAAGATCTCACATCCCTGTCGCTGGACGAGCTGACCGCGCTCTCGTCGCGTGCGCTCGCACAGTTCGACGCTCTGGCCGCTAACGAGAACATCGATGAGGACGGCGTCTCGCAGCTCGAGGAGCTGGCCGCCGGCATCGAGAAGGTCACCGCGGCGATCAACACCACCAAGGCGATCATGGCCGCCAACCAGGCGGGCGTCGCTGCCGCCTCTGAGAAGGTCGAGACCGCTCGCAAGCAGGTTGTCCCTCCGGCCGATGATGATGAGGCCGAGGCCGAGGCCGAGGCACCGGTTGCCAAGAAGAAGTTCCCCGCTCAGTTCGAGGGCAAGCAGGTTGCTCTCTCCCAGGTTCAGGAGCACGCGCCGGTGATCCCAGACAACGACTCTAAGAGCGAGCTGGTCATCACGGCCGCCGCGCCACGCTACGGCCTGCCGACCGGTGCACGCTTCAACGACATCAACGAGCTCGTTGACGCCGTGCAGAACCACGCCAAGGCGCAGGTCGTCACCGCCGGTGTCCCGCAGTTCCTGACCGTCGCGACGATCCAGAACCAGTTTGATCACGTGATCGACGGCCAGGGCACCTCGCTCCGTGACTTCGAGGCGATGGTCAAGCAGCTCCGGTCCGAGGACAAGCAGGAGGCGCTGGTCGCGGGTGGTGGCTGGTGCGCACCGTCCGAGATCCGGTATGACTTCTTCAACATCGCCTGTGAGGACGGCATGGTCGACCTGCCGACCTTCGGTGTTACCCGGGGCGGCATCAGCTTCCCGATCTCGCCGTCGTTGGCCGACGTCTTCACCGGCACCTTCACCAACGCCACCAACCCGTGGCTCTGGACCGAGGCCGACGACATCGCCGCGGCGACCGGCTCGCCGGACAAGCCGTGCGTTCGGGTCATGTGCCCAACGTTCGACGATCGCCGGCTCGAGTGCTACGGCATCTGCCTCACCGCCGGTAACCTGACTGACAACGCGTACCCCGAGGCGACACGGAACCATCTGTCGCTGCTCATGTCGGCGCACTACCACGCGATGAACCAGCGGTACATCCAGCAGATGGTGTCGCTGTCCAGCGCCGCGATCGTGTTCCCGACCGGCACCGGTGGTTCCATCGCCGCCGACCTGCCGGACGCAGTCTCCATCGCCGCGCAGGACATCCGCACCCGCTACGGCATGTGCGACGACGACATCCTCGAGGTCGTGCTCCCACGCTGGGGCAAGGACGCCATCCGCAGCGACCTGTCGCGTCGTTCGGGCGACATGGCGTACCTCTCGATGCCAGACTCGGAGATCAACGCGCTGTTCACCGCGCGTCGTACCCGCGTTCAGTGGGTCGCCGACTGGCAGGTCCGCGGCGCCGGCTACTTCGGCCGCGACACCGCGAACGCCCGCACCGCGTGGCCGTCCACGATCGAGTTCATGATCTACCCGGCCGGTACATTCGTCCGCGGTAACGGCATGACCCTCGACCTGGGCGTCGTCCGGGACTCGGTCCTGAACGCCAGCAACGACCACACCGCGGCCTGGACCGAGGAGTGCCACCTGATCGCTCGGTACGGCCACGAGTCGCGGCTCTACCGCGTTCCGATGTTCGTCGGTGGCCAGACCGGTGGTACCTTCACTCGCTCCTACGTCGCCTGATCAGTCGGTTTGACGACAAGCGCGTGAACCGCATCTCATGGGAGGGGTGAGCAACGATGGCAAGACCACGGACTATCGTCTCGTCACCGTTGTTCACCCCACTCCCATACGGTCTGCTGTCGTCCCTCCGCACTGACATCCGCGAACCTGATGACCCTCACTGGCAGAGTGGCATCACGTGGGAGTCGATCTGCGCGGAGGGCGGCACGACGTACGACGAATGTTGGGCTGTCACGGGGACAGGAAGCGCACCGGCGCCTTCAGAAAAGTCTCCAACCGCGGCCATCGGACGTCGGGGTGCGCTGCCCTTCACCGTGTATAGCGCGGTCGATTGCAGCGCACCGGGTTTCTGGGACCGTGCCCAGGAACTCCTTGATGACACGTTCACACAGTCAGAGCAGTGGCAGGTTGAGAACGCGGTCTGGAGTGGAACAGCCGGCGGGCAGCCGGTCGTTTGGCCTCGACTAGCCTCCAATGCGGACAACGTCGAGGCGACAACAAACGTCACACTCGGCACCGCCGCAGATGTTGTCGGCGACGGGACCGCGATCGACATCGTTACCGGACTCGGTGAGCTCGAGAAGGCGCTGGCGAACTGTTACGACGGTGTCGGCGTGATTCACGCACCGCGTAACCTGTTGGCGCCTATGGCGAACGCTCACCTCATCCAGCTCGATTCCACCGGAACCCGGTATCGCACGGTCGGCGGCAACATGATCGTGTTCGGCGCGGGCTACTCTGGAACCGGTCCCGCTGGGCAATCCACCGACAATGAGACGTGGATGTACGCGACCGGCGCGGTGATGATCTACCGCGGTCCGGTGCAGGTGATGCCGCCGGCGTCGGGTCTGAACCGTAGCAACAACTCACTGACGGCACTAGCAGAACGTACCTACCTCGTGGGCTGGGACTGCTGCCATCTCGCGGTAAACATCTCAACCGGCCCTGCCGGTGCGGCCTAGGAGGGAGTAGACGTGGTCGCACAGTGCGTATCACCGATTCAGGCTCGAGTCGCCCGGCTGATCAAGCTGGACATCTGCGGCAACCCGATCACGGGTGCCTCCAGTTCGGTTGTAGTCACCGACGGCTTCATCTCGATCAACCCATCACCGCAGTACCAGGACGGTGAGGAGCACACCCAGCGGAAGGCGAACGGCGCGCTCTGCGTATACCAGAAGGACCCGTCGGAGTTGACACGTGTCGACATCACGACGAACTTCTGCGTGCTCGACCCGGACGCGCTGGTCGTGATCACCGGTGAGCGACTTCTCACGACTGGCGCCGCAACCGGCACCGGTGTCGCCTACGGTGAGGGACAGCTGACCGCTCGTCACTCACTGGAGGTTTGGCAGCCGATCACCGGATCTGGTGCGTGTGACCCAAGCGGTCAGCAACGGTACGTGTACTGGGCGTTCATGAACGCGGGCAACGCGAAGGTACAGGACTTCACCTTCGAGAACGGTCCGTTCCAGTTCACCACGTTGGTGGAGACACAGGCCGTCGGACCGTTCTGGCTTCAGCGATCAGGCGCGGCGACCTGGCTGGGTACGAACACCATCCAGACGGGTGAACACTTCCTGCACAACATCACAACGGCACCGCCACCCACCCCAACATGCGGGGCCGTCCTCCTGTCGTAACGTCGGACGCCTCCCGCTGGGTTATCCCAGCGGGAGGCATCTTCCTCAATGGAGGACAACGTGGCTCGTCTGGTCGGCCCCGACGAGGGCCTTCGTACCGTCTACCTACGTAACGGTCGCATTCAGGCGCAAGGCCGCAAGGTCACGCTGTACGCGGACCCGGAACTCACCACACTGGCGGATGTCCTACACATTGATGGTTCACCCATTACCGACTCTACTGTCACGGTAGATGGATACAGTCGGATCCCGCAATTCCAGTACCCACCGGGAGATGTCGACGTCGTCTATGGACGTGTCGGCACCAACGGTCCGGTCATCCCATTGTACGCGCGTTACGACTCACGCATCGATCAGATTCAGCAGACACTTACTGAACTTGAGTTCAGCGCGCCGATTACCGGATACGCACAACTTCGTAATGATGTTGTGACGCTTGAAGATAGCGTGTCATCACTGTCTGATGACGTCAATACGATCGAGAGTAACGTTAGCGCGATCGAGAGCGATGTTAACGCTATCGAGGGCGATGTCTCAACTCTCTCAACCGCACTCGCAAATAAACAAGATACGTTGCCGACCGGCTTGGCGAACCAATTCCTACGTGGATCGGATAAGACATTCGTCAATGTCACTAAGAGTGATGTTGGTCTAAGCAATGTCGACAATACATCTGATCTTGCTAAGCCAATCTCCACGGCAGTGCAGAACGCACTTGACGGTAAGGTCAACGTTGCGGACGTTGTGAAGGGCACAAGCATCGCGCTTGGTCCCGGTACGTTGGCGGTGATCAGTGGCAGTGCCGCGGGTAACGTCGCAATTGGTCGCAATGCACAGAACACGTTGACGACTGGCCAGGGCAACACTGCCATTGGCGATAACACGCAGGTAAGACTCACTACGTCAAACCTGAACACGGCCGTCGGATCCAGTGTCCACAACAATCTCACCACCGGTAGTGCGAATACCGGCGTTGGCGGACAGGCACAGTTTGGCATCACGACCGGTTCATCTAATGTCGCGATAGGCAATCGTGCACAGTATGCTCCGGGTGGTTTTACGGCAAACGCGACGACAACCGCGACACAACAGACGTCCGTTGGATATGAGTCTGGCCAAGCTGACGCAACCCAATCTACGGCGATCACAACCGTTGGGTACCGTGCACTAGCCGCCGGTACAGGAAGTGTTGCACTTGGTGCGCAGGCAACTGCCGGCGCGACAGCAAGTATCGCACTGGGCAACGGCGTTGTCGTAACTGGTGCCGGAAGCGTTGCGATTGGTCGTGACTCAGCCGGAGCGGTTGCTACATCTAGTGGTACAGATGACTTCGTACTTGGCACACTACGTCATCGCGTTCGCGCCGCAATGGTGAATGACACAGCGAATGTTCGGATGTTTCGCCTACCCGGTGACACAGATGACACCGCATCGGTGCAGCGTGCTGTCGCGACAGGCGCACGTCGAATCTACTTCCCACCGGGCAACTACACGGTGACCATTCCGCAGGGCGGTTCTCTCGCATCATTTACCGGTGTGAACGGAGTATTCATTGACGCCGGACAGGCGAGCATCACCAACACCGTAACGTACGCCTTTCAGGCGGCGTTCACATCGACGTTCCTCTTCAACAACTGTAAGAACATTCGTGTTGAGGTTGGTAACTATAGCGGACAAGCGCTTGCCAATCCTAATACAGACTTGGGGTACCGCGGAGAGCTCTTCGTTCGTCTAGTCAACAACTGTGATGGTGCGATCATTCGTGGCACATTGTCACATGTTCGTTATGGTGTGCAGTCAGGCGATTACACTGATGAGACTCTCGGTAACTGCAAGAACATGGACATCACACTACGAACGTTCTTCTGTGGTTACCCCATCGCGTTGTATCTCGCCGAAGGTGTTAGGTTTGATATTGACGCGGATGACGTCCACCGCGCGGCATACCTCGCAGGATGCATCGACGTCGCCGGCATCGCCCGCTGGAAGAATCAATACGTCGCAGACACAGTACTTATCATCTCAGACGCCAAGACAGGCACGGGTACATCACGTGGTTGCCAGAACCTCAAGGTAGAGTCCATCGATAAGGGATCTACCGTTTTTCAACCGTCAACCATGTGTGCCGGAATCAGTTTGTCTCGCGTGGACCCTGGGACTACATTCTCTGACATCGACATCAACGTCTACACGAAGAGCACCAATACGATTTCGTCTACGATCGGTGGCTTTCGAATCATCAGTGGTGTAAGTGCGGTGGCACCGGAGTACACGCACAACTGGGACCCATCGATCGTCATTCGTAACGTTCGGCTATCCGGCGTCATCGACCACTCAGCACAGACATCCGCTGGAAATTCAGGCGGTGAGATCTCCATTCGTATGTATGACCATCTCAATACGCCAAGTTCATTTGGCACTCTTGATGGTCTACTGTTTGAAGATCTCTTTATTCGTCAGGCTAGTGGAGGTAACGCAGCATCATACCTCGTGGCGCCTCTGTTGAGCGGAAACGGCGCGACATTCCGTCGCGTATACGCGCCTGACACCGTTCTTATGCACCAGACGAACGACACGGTTGTCACAACGTTTGAGTCCACAACACTTAAGACTCTCTATCAAACGTTGTCCATTGTGACCGGAAGTTCAGGTGCGCGTACGAAGATCATTGATAGCCAGATCGACACGTACACGAACGCAATCTCTGACACTCACTACGTCGACATCGTCAACAGCCGACTCGCCGGCGCATCGTCTGCTATTCGTCAAAAGTACCTAGTCTGGAACCTCTCTGGCGGCTCCACCATCGTGCCAAACATCTTGCCGGCGAATGCCATGGTACTCACCGTGCAAGGTATTGTCACACAGGAGATTACAGGCGCCACAGGATTCCAAGTAGGTGTGACAGGCTCATTGACTCGTTATGCAGATGTTGACGCAACGGCCGTCGGATCAACATTCACGCCGGCAAACGGTACAGAGACCGCACCACGTCTTTACCTAACGAACACGAACGCCATTGTCACCGCTAAAGGTGGTAGTTTTACTGGTGGTCAAATGCGTATCGTGGTGCACTACATCGCATTCACACCATTGGCCATCTAAGGAGAGGAATCATGACCGTTCCCGCTGGTGGTGAATATCCTCTATCACGTATGATTGGCCCCGACGAGGCGTGCCGCATTCTCTATAATCGGCGTACCGGTCTCGTCAAGGGTCAGGGATACTCCATCCCGCTATACGCTGACGAGGCACTGACGATTCCTGCGGACGTTCGTGCGCTGGACGGCTCGGTGATTCCTGAGTCCACGCTTGTTGGTGACGCGTGGAGTAAGATTCCGCTCTTCCTGTATCCTGACGACACCGATGTGGTCTACACGTCCGTGGACGGTGGACCTGCGATGGCGCTTTATGCGCGTACGACAGACATCGTTGAGCATGCCATCGTCAAGGTCGACGATGACATGACAGAGATCAACACACGCATTGATGAAGTTGATGCGCAAGTTGGTGCGGTTGTCACAGAAGTCGCGCACAAGCGTGATATCTTGCCATCGGTGGTCTACCTCGACGCGTACAACTCGCTGTTCGGCGGCGTGCCATTCGTGACCGGACAGCGGACCACGACGACAACGCTAAGCGAGGCGGCGGACGTCGGCGCCACGTCGGTGACGGTGGCCAGTGCGACGGCGATCGTCAATGGGATGCTGATGGTCGTCAACGCCGGCACACCGCAGCAGCAACTTCTCACGGTCACGAACGTGGCCGGGTCGACACTGACCGTGTCACCGGCACTCACAACCGCGCTTCCGTCCGGGGCGACGATCGCCCCGATGTGGCTCAACGTCAGCCACATCACCGCCGACTCTGTGGGCGGTTCCCGAGCATACGGATACTGGCTGGCAAACGCAAAGAAGCCAGACGGCTCATACGTCTTTTCTGGCCCAGCGGGACAGACCATCGTGTGGCTGGGCGACTCGTGGACCGCCGAGTCGATCATTGAGTTTGAGGCAGAGATCGACGCACGGCTCGGCCAGACCACGGTGATTAACGCCGGCATCCCGGGCAACCGTCTGTCGCAGATGATCGCCCGGTTCGCGACCGACGTCACACCGCACAACCCAGACATCGTGATCGTTGAGTACGGCGTCAACGATGTGTATGGGTTGCTCACCAGTAACCAGATGGCCGCCGAGCTCCAGCAGGTGGTCATGATGTGCCAGGCGATCGGCGCCGATGTTGTGCTCCCGGGCATGGTGCCACTGATTGATCATCCAGGTGCGTCGGCGGACCGGAACGCAGAGCTGAAGGCTCTGGTCACCAGCCCGGAGTTCCCTTCCGTGAGCGTGAGCGCTCTGCTGCCACGTATGGAGATCTTGCAGAGCCCACGCAACGCGACGAGCATCCGGCTTGGCACAGGCACACAGACGAACACGACCGGTGCGAACAACACCGCGATTGGTCGGAACGCACAGGCCGCGCTTACCAGCGGCAATAGCAACACAGCCATCGGCGACCAGACCCAGAACAAGATCACTACCGCGAACTACAACACGGCGATCGGCCAGGGCGTCCAGTTCAACGCCACCGGTGGATTCAACACCGGCATCGGTGCCTTGTCACAATTCAACTTGTCATCCGGCATCGGAAACGTCGCGATCGGTTACGGGACACAGTACAGCCCGAATGGTGCGACAGGTAACGCGACCACCACGGCAAGTTATCAGACGGTGATCGGCTACCAAGCCGGACAAGGTGGCACGTCGCAAGACGACCGCATCACGGCGATCGGCATGTGGGCGTTGTGTCAGGGCGCATACTCGGTGAGCATTGGTTCACAAGCATCGACCAATGGTACAGGCGCGATTGCGATCGGTGGAAATACGCAGGCAACGGCGGCAGGTGCGGTTGCAATCGGTCGAGACAACGGCGGCGTTGGCGCGTCAGCCACAACAACGAATCAGTTTGTGCTCGGCACCGACAAGCACATCGTGACGATTCCTGGCACGCTTAAGCTACCGGCATCCACCGCATCAAAGGTGTCGCTAAACATCGCACCCGGTGTCGCGCCGACAACACCGGTTGACGGTGACATGTGGCTCACTGCGAGCGGACTGTTTGTGCGGATCGGTGGGGTTACTCGGCAGGTGACAGTCACGTGAGTCCTGACGTCGCCAAGTTCTTGCTTGACATGCTTCTCCGTGGCCAGATCTCGGTCAGTGATCCTAATTTGGTCGGTATGGCAACTCTGGCTGCGAAGGCCATTCAGGAGCTAAACGAGGAGATCTCTCGTGCTACGTTAGAACCGACGGAGACGAGGGGGTGACGCATGCCCACGCCAATTGGCGGAGGTTCCGCGTATCAGCCATTGCCCAGCGGACTCTGCGAGCCGTGGGAGCCGATCTTCCCGACCGGGTGCGACCTGCCTGACGGACACGAGAACGTCGAGACGGACGCCATCAACATGGCATCTGAGGTCCTCTACGCACTGTCTGGACGTCAGTTCGGTCTCTGTACTGAGACACTACGGCCGTGCCGGCGCGAGTGTTTCGACTCGTCCTGGTGGCAGGTCGCACCGTGGACATCCTGGTCACCATACATCGCCTCTCTGACCCCACGCGCGGCCCAGTACTGGCTGGGCATCTCGTGCGGCTCGTGCGGCACCGACTGCTCGTGCACGAAGATCTCTGAAGTCGCGCTGCCTGGTCCGATCTACGACGTCGTAAGTGTCGTCGTGGACGGCGCTGTTCTGCGCAAGGACACCGACTACCGCCTCGACAACAACCGGCTACTCGTGCGACTTGGTGGTGAGTGGCCGCAGTGCAACGACCTCAACCTGCCGCCGACGGAGCCCGGCACGTGGGCCGTGACGGTGCAGATGGGGCAGCCGGTCCCCACGCTGGGTCGTGCCGCGGTCGGTGAGCTCGCGCTGGAGTTCATGAAGCTTCTGCTGTGCGACGACGGCTGCATGCTGCCTAAGCCGGTGCAGTCATTGTCCCGGCAGGGTGTGAACATCACGTTCCTCGACCCCAACGAGGTCTTCCAGAACGGCCGCACGGGACTCTACCTGAGTGACACGTTCATCCAGACGTACAACCCGGGCGGAATGCGTTCACGGGCCAAGGTGTACGACATCGACTCACTCGTGAACAGCCGGCGCCTGGGGAGCTAACGTGGTGGAGATCCCACTGTCATACGCGATCGTCACGGGCGTTGGCGAGTACGTGGTCAACGAGATCGCTAATGACGCGATCGGCGGTCGTCCGGAACGAATCTCACTGATCGTGCCAGGTGAGATCGCGTGGGACAAGTGTGACTGCGGCCTGTTCGCGCAGACGATCACGAGCATCGCGCCCACCAGCAGCTTCCCCACGTCTGGGGCCGACGTACCAGTGCGCGGCTGTGGCCACCAGATGGAAATGGTCAGTGTCACGATGACGTTGCTGAGGTGCATCAGCGGTCCGGTCAACGGAGTGGCGCCGAACGTCAAATCACTCGCGCATGACGCTCTCGTAGTCGAGAGTGATCGCACGGTGATGCGTCACGCACTCACGTGTTACCTGAAGAAGTTGCGCGACATCCCGCCTCGCATCTTTGACTTCACCGTAGGCGCCGCGACGTCGGTCGGTCCGGACGGTGGCTGCGGCGGCGTCACGATCAACTACTCATTCGCCATCGCCAACTCTGCGATGTGTTGCTGATGGCCGTGACACAGGCGCAGATCATCGGCCGGCTTCGTGAGATGCAGGCCAAAGATCTGCTTCGTCGTGGGTTCAAGGTGCAGGCACGGGCCAGGCTACTTCTTAGTGGGGCGGGCCCAAATCACCCAAAGCGCGTCAACACCGGTATGCTCCGTTCGGACATCCAGGTGCAGCTCATAGCCGTTACGGGCAGCCCCAAGGTGCGTGTCGGCACGAACCGTAAGTACGCCCGCTGGGTACACGATGGTACGGGCATCTACGGTCCGAGGAAGATGCCGATCACACCGAAGCGTGCGAAGGCGCTGTCGTTTAAGTCAAGTACGACAGGTCGTCGTGTCACCGTACGTTCGGTGAAAGGTATGCGGAAGAACGAGTTCCTCAAGGACGCTCTTCCCGCGGCAAGGGACTAAATCTCGGAGAGAAACTCTCACACATCGGCCGGTTACGATAGTACACGTCGGGGCCGCAACAGTGAGGAGTTTCCCGGTGACGATGCCAAACGCAGAGCAGCTTCGGGCGCAGTTTCCTGAGCTCACGTTCAATCCAAACGCAAACACACAGTCGTCGCTCGCGAATGTGCAGGTGCCTGAGCAGACGCGTGATGAGGTGAAGATCCGGGACTTCACCATCAAGCAGAAGGTGATCCCATTCACGATCGACGACGATCGTTTCGAGGCGACAGCGATTCTCGGCCTCCCGCTGATGCAGGAGCTCGTACGTGTCAGCCGTGATCTCGGCGACATGATGAAGAAGCAGGACTTCTCGGCGCTGTCCGATATCTTCGCGCAGCTTCTCACGCCAGAGTCGGCGCCGCGCTTCATCGAGCGTCTCAACTCCGCGGGCCCTGACGGTCTTGACGTGAAGCGTCAGGTCATGCCGATTCTCTTCTTCCTGATGGAGGAGTACGGCCTCCGCCCTACCCAGCCGTCATCGGACTCATTGACTGGGTCACCCAGCGGGACCGATGGCACCCCTTCCACGGATGGCTCCTCACACGCAACATCCACCTCAGAGACCTGACCGTCCCTGAGTTTCTTGACGTTGTCCATCACTACGTAATGATGCTAACTCCAGACGACAAGCGTGAGCAACTCGCTAGAGATCTCATTGGGCCGCCGAGATCAGAGTACACAACGGTCGTCGATGAGCGTACCGGCATCGTGCCGCCGTCCTGGTGGCGAGGTGACGACTACGCCTCGCGGAGTGGTGTGGCAGCGATGATGACGCTGAAACATACGCGTGACTAAGGCGGCCTGATGACTCAGCCAATCGACAAGATGTATGTCGAGATTGAGGCGCGTGGCGAGGAAAACGCCGCGCGTGACATCAAGCGCATACTTGATCGTATTGAGCGAGACATCAAGGAACTCAACGTTTCTCTTCAGCTGGCGTTCAAGCAAGCTGCGGAGAGCATCGAGAGGGAAGTCGAAGAAGCCGGAGACACCATCTCGCGTGAGGCTGCAAAGCAAACACGCGCGTGGTCGAAGACGGCGGCCTCCATGGCCGCGGACATCGAGGCGGGCGCGGAGTCAGCGGCGCGATCCATTGACGACTTCGCCGATGAGGCGACGCGTGACATGGATCGCATCACGCGCTCCGCGCTCCGCGCTGCTGTCGCCGTTCGCGCCGCCGGAAGTGGCGGAGGTGGTGGCGGTGGCGGTGTAATCGGCGACGGTGACATCGATCTTGGCGGCGGCGGTCACTTCATTGACATTGATCGCGACGCGAGACATCTTGGTAGCACACTTGGTGCGCTAACTGCGATGGTTGGCGACTTCGCTGACGCAATCGGTGAGAAACTAGGCGCGGCGACCGGACGCGCCAGTCAGATGCTTGGGCAGCTTGCCGGCACACTCGGTTCGATCATTGGCCCAATCGGGCAAGCCATCTCGAGCTTTGGTCTCTTTGGTGCGGCCATCATCCTCGCGCCCGGCATCATCGCGCTCACGGCGGCACTATCCCAGTTGTCCGGGCTGCTTCTCATGTTGCCTGGCACGATCGGCGTTCTCGTCGCCGCGATTGCGCCACTCATGATGGCGTTCAAGGGTGTTGGCGACGCGGTCAGTGCTCTCGCGTCTGGTGACATCGAGAAGATCGACAAGGCTTTCCAGAACATCTCGCCACAAGCTCGTAAGTTCGCGGTTGAGCTGCACGGCCTACGTGATGAGATGAAAGAACTGAAGTTCGCGGTACAGGACGCGTTCTTCAAAGAGTTCAATGGATCACTTCAGGAGCTCGTAAACAGCACACTGCCGATGCTGAAGGACGGGCTGAGTGGCGTCTCAGGCGCGCTCGGCCGCATGGCCTCCGACATCGCTGAACTTCTTGGCTCACAGGACATCGTCGAAGCGATCGGCGACGTGTTTGAGTCGACCGAGGGTATCATCGATCGACTCTCGCCGAAGTTTACTGATATGCTCGGCGTCATCATCGGCGCCATCGAACACTCCATGCCGTTCGTCGAACGTTTCTTCGACGCGATTGGCACCGGCATGGAGAAGTTCACCAAGTGGCTAAGTGACGCCATGAAGACCGGTGACTTTGAGCGCTGGCTCGAGAACGCGTTCACGATCGCCAAAGACCTGTGGGGTCTTCTAAAGTCACTCGGTCGACTTCTTGGCGCGATCTTCGGCGGACTTGGCGACGAGGGTGACAGTCTCATCGTCACGTTGACGAAGATCGTTGACAAGATGACCGAGTTCTTCGAATCTGCTGAGGGTAAGCAGCAGGTTCAAGACATCGTGAATGGCTTCTTGGAGTTTGCCAACGCACTTATCACCGTTGTGGGTTGGGTTCGCACGCTCATGGGATGGTGGGCATCGTTCACTGGTGCCATCACCACGTCCGGTGATAAGATCTTGGCAGCCCGTGATGCCGTCGTTGACTTCTTCCGCTCAGCGTGGGAGTGGGTTCAGAGCGCCGGTAGCACAATCGGTGGTTGGTTCACCAGCTTGGGCGACTGGTTCTCTGGTGCGTGGAACACTGTCACCACAACTGGCGGCAACATTCTTACGTGGTTCCAGGAACTACCCGGACGAATCGGCGAGTGGCTAGCCTCACTTCCAGGCGTTCTGAGTGACGCATTCAAGCGTGGCACCGACCAGATCCTTTACTGGATCGGATTCGCGTTCGGCTGGGTAGCGCGTGAAACTCTCGCGTTGCCCGGTCGTGTCTGGGGCGGACTCCAAGCGCTGTGGCAGACGTTTACCGACTGGTTCACAAGAACACGTGACAACATCACACGTCTTGTCACACAAGCAGTCAACGCAGTCGTGGATTGGTTCCAGCGACTACCCGGGCGTGTCAGCTCCGCGTTGTCATCACTGTGGAACACGGTGTCTGACTGGTTCAGTCGGACAAGCAATCGCGCCACCTCATCAGCGAGTAGCACGATCAACTCGGTCGTCGGTTGGTTCCAGAAGCTACCCGGTCGCGCCGCTGACGCCATCCGCTCACTGCCTGGTCGCATCGCTGACATCTTGCGAAACATCGTGTCTGACGCACGAAATATCGGACACGACATCATGGATGGCATTGCTCGCGGTATCCGTAACGGAGTCAACTCTGCGATCAATGCTGCACGACACGCCGCATGGGAAATTCTCTCTGGTTTCTGGGACGCATTCAACATCGGCTCACCGTCAAAGTTGATGCGTGATGAAGTTGGCGTTCCGATCATGCAAGGTATCGGCGTTGGCGTTGAGCGTGAGACGCCGAACCTACGCGACACAATCAACTCCGCGGTGAACACGACAGCAAAGTCTGCCGGAGACAACGCCGTGGTCGCCGGCGCGCAAGGTGGGGAGAGCGTTGCATCACAAGGTAACGGCAGTATAGTGATCAATAGCCTAACGATCCCCATCACCGGAACATTTGACTTTACTGACCCACAAACCAGTCGACGTGTCGCGATGCAGGTGTACGAGGCACTTCGCGATCTTCAGAGGGACTACCGATGAAGACAGGCCAGCTTAAGATCGACATCTTGACACTGAACGAGACAAACATCGTTCAAGAGGCAACATCTGGTACGACTGGTGTACGCACACTACGTCTGATCGGCATCGAGACAAAGTGTGACATTGAGCACGTAGAAGTAATGCGTGACAATATTCTGAGTCTCAACGGTCGACCTGTGCCGGTACAGTTTGAGTATAAGGCATCACTAAACGGTTACTACCGCGTAACTGATGTCAGTGTCGATACAGATAAGTGGTATAACGGCGCAACGGCGATCGGGTGGTCACTCAACCTCGAGCGAATCGGGCCAGATAACGCGGTCGATGTCGAAAGTCGTCTTGCAAACATCGTACGTCAAAATGACTTTAGTCTCGCAGGTGAGCGCTGGCACGCCCCGGCGATCGGACACTACTCATACTTTGTCGGTGCCGTAGGTAACACAACGGTCACACGGGCTAGTGAAGATGGTAACATCATCGTCTATCGTGGAATCCCGGCGGGGGTCAACCCACGCTGGGGCTCACCGGTGTCTTCATTTGTCTCTGGCCGGGTGAAGTTCATCGCAAATGGCGTTGAGATTGTTGGCCCACGGCAACTATTGAGCACGACCGGCTGGGAGATCAACAACGGTCTCGTACGCGTTCGCCCGGAGGCTAGTAACGCGTCACTACTCATCGCGTTTTACACAGGTACGACGTGGCAAGAGCAGGCGTACGACATTCGACTCGACGGCGCCACTATGACACCGAGCGCGCGATGGCGTGCCGTCAACGTCAGTCGACGTGACCACGAGGCAACGTCGGTACGTATCGTCGCCGAAGAGTCGACCGGCCAGCGGGCGCTCATCGATCTCATTCTTCGCAGAGGCTCACGGTTCGTCGAGGGATACGTCCAGCAGGCGACATCTGGGACGATCGCTGTCGCGTTGGATCTTGGTAATCCAGTGACCGCAGCGACGGGATATGCGATCACAAACGACATCATTGGGTCAAACTTCCGTGTTGCCATTGGCTCTGCTCGTACATTCACCACCATTGCTGGTGGAATTCAAAAGTCCTCAACGACTGTGATGGACTTCTGGGTTGGCGCTATCACACAATCCGACGTATCACCAACACTCGAGACTGGTGCGGAGTCAGGCACAACAACTGGCTGGAGTGCGGCTGCCGCGACACTCACGTCAACAACAGAGCAAGCTAAGTTCGGCAGTCGATCATATAAGATCACAGCGAATAACGCCGCTGGTTTTCCAAGCATGTCGCAAGTTACGCCGAGTGATGTAGTCGCCGGGCAGCAATACACAATCTATGGCTGGCTCTACACGCCATCAACATTGCCGGCTAACGCGTTCATTGACATCGTTTGGCGAAACGCAAGCAATAGCGTTGTAAGTGAGAACATCACAAGCGTTGCACTTACACCAGGCACGTGGACATACGTTGAGGCAACTCACACCGCGCCGGCTACCACAGTACGTGCAACACGTCTCGCCGGCATTCAGCTAAACCCAACGCCTGCCGGCACTGTCATGTACGTTGATGAGCTTCATATCATTCCGGCATCTGGTGGTAGCAGCGATACCGGTAACGCATTGCGTGATCAATACGTCGGTGCGATGGCAGAGTCCACGGAGGTTGTTCGTCGATGAGCGTGACTGAGGTCAAGCAGGCGATCGGCCGCTGGGAGCTCGTGCTTCACGAAGAGACTCCCGTAGATGTCACCAGTAAGCTCACATACTTTGGTCATATCGTACTGCTGCCCAGCGCATTTGATCCTGCACAATACAACGACAACCTACTCAACGTTGCTCGATATGTAGGTGTGTTCCGTGGCCGTGATGCGCATAACACGCTTAAGCTTAAGGGCAGCGGAATGGCGTTCTGGCTCGGTGACGAAGACGGTAAGGGTGATGTCTTTGAGAACGCGGTTGTGCTCGATGGTGCCACATACGCAAATACGATCCGTGCGCTTCTACCGCCAGGAGGTGCGATCACTGAAGGGACAATTTACTCCGCGCCTGGCCTGTACACCGGTCGTCATCAGTGGCAGACGCCACGTGAGGCACTCACTTATGTAACAGACTTGTTCAACACCGAGTGGCGAGTCAACCACAACGGAACGCTTGACGCAGGTCCCATTGCGGACCTCTACGTCACCGCACCAAAGACGCTGATCATTCCGAAGGGGTTCGGCACAGACCTGTTCCGGGAGACCATTCCAGGTGACCTGGCAATGGGTATTGACGTTGAGGACATTACCACGCGTGTCGTGCTTCTCGCTGAAGGCGAGGGCACAAACATCATCACAGCCGCTGCAAACGCGCCGTCCACCGGATATAAAGATCTTCATGGAAATCCACTAAAGGCCACACGACTGGTCAGTGAATCAGGTACTGAGGCGGGAAACGCCGCAGCACGCGCGCAACTTCAGCTTAATCGTTTCCTCAACGCGCGACGTTCCGTTGACCTATCCACAAGTAAGTACGATGTTAAGGGATCATTTGTCGTCGGTGACTATATCGACGTGTATGACCCGGTGAATGGGTTTTACGACGCAAACCGTGAGATCTACTGGCAAGGTGAACGCATCAACCCGATGGCTCTTCGCTGTGTCGAGATGACATGGCCGATTCCAGCGGGATGGACCGTTGCCTTCCGTGACGTCAACGGGAATTGGCTCGACCTCTCGCCATACTATGTGCCGGAGACTGGTGACACCACGATTGTGGTTGGTGATCTCGCACGTGGTCTGGCAAGTGTTGGTGGTGAGCCGGTTGGCGTGCGTCCAAATCTGCCTGACCCGAGTGATCCACCACCGGACGACACCATTCCGGCAGCGCCTGACTTCACCGGCTTCTCAACAGGTTCGTACGAGTCAGATAATCGTACGTTGGCGGCCATCTATATGACGTGGAACACACCACTCAATCAAGATGGTTCCACAATCACTGATGGTGATCACTATGAGATTCGCTACCGACCGAACCAAATCATCGGCACACTGACCACGTGGGACACTCTCAGTGGCTACACCAATGTCGTTAGTGACACATTTGAACGCGAGGTAAGCAACGGCTGGGGTCCTGACTGGACGAACACCGGTGGCATTGGTCCGAGTGAGTTCAACGTTACGAACGGACGAGGTACTCACACGCACAGTGTTGTCGCAGACATGCACCGCTCGACCATCGAGTGTGGTGCCACTAACTTTGATCATTACGCCGAGTTCAGTATTCCCGTCACGCCCAGCGGGGCAGGGGTTACACTGTGGCTCGCCGGACGTGTAGTCGACGATAACACGCAGTATGTTGCTCTCATCGCCGTTACGACAACAGGCGCGGCATTTCTCACGATCGGTAAGCGTGTCGGTGGCACGTGGACAGAGCTCATCGCGTCGCCTACGAGCTTTGGCACAATCACACCTGGACAGATCATTGCCGTTCGGTTCCAAGGTATTGGTTCGGCGCTTAAGGCTTACGCGTGGGTGCTTAACTCACAAGAAGAACCGAGCCTCTGGCAGTTGACCACCACAGACACATCCATCGTGTCTGGCACTAAGTTGTCTGTGCAAACTCGTCGCGAGGCGGGCAACATCAATGCCAACCTCGTGTTCTCTATCAGCAGTGTGCGTGGAACTAACCTCGCAAATGGCAACGCGTACTCATGGGATGACCTCGGCACGTGGGACGCTCTCACGTCAACACCGATTCAGGCATCACCGAACTGGACGACCGCGTACGTCGCGTGGGACCAACACGCATTTACCATCGTGGAGCTCAGCCCGGGTGTTCAGTACGAGATTCAGATCCGGGCCGTGGACACATCGAATAACATCAGTCCATGGTCCACAAGTGAGTTCGTCAACACGTTAGGTGATGCGATTGCGCCAAGTACGCCGGCACCACCTGAGGTGTCCGCGTCTATGATCGCCGTGCAGCTCATTCATCGCTTGGGCAAGGCTGAGGGCGGCACATTTAATCTTGAACTCGACTTGGATCACTTTGACGTTCACGCGTCGGATAGCCCAAACTTCTTCCCAAGCAGTGAAACGAAGGTTGGTGAACTTCTTGCCACCGGTGCCATGGTACGCGGTGGCATTCCAGCCGTTGGCACGTTCAAGGTTAATCAGCCAGATGAGGTGTGGATTCGCGTTGTCGCCGTTGATCGCTCTGGAAATAAGTCTGGCGCGAGTGATGCCGTTCAGTCAAGTGTTGTACTGATTGATGACGCTCACATCTCAAACCTGTCCGTTAGCAAGGTGACCGCCGGTACGATCACATCTACCTGGATCATGGGCGGAAAGATCACCACGGGCCAAACTGGTCCGCGAGTTGAGATGACTAGCGATGGCATCATTGCATATAACGACGATGGCGTAGAGACGATCGCAATTCGCTCTGCTACTGGTAATGCGAAATTCACAGGACGACTACAGACGCAGATCGATCAAAATGGCATCACGTTGTTTCACACACCCGGAAATGCCGTTGCCATTTGGTCGATCAACTCTCTCGTTGATGACTTGCCACGTGATCATGTTGCATATCACTGGGCGCACGAGTATACAAATGGGACGTGGGGTCAAGCGTTCGAGATTGGTATTCGTGAACGTGAGTCATTGGTGCAAGATGGTGGTAAGGTACTTCTTAGTGAAAGTGTAGCCATCGTCTCTCATCAACCAAATGGAGACAATGAAGCATATATCTCACTTGGCGCTTGGCCGAACGCAACTAGCACCGGACGTGTTTACGTACAAGGCAAGTTTAATCGTGCAACGGCGTACAACGGGCAAACCGGTGTGTGGGTATCACTTACTCCCATCAATGCCGGCTTCGGTAGTCTTGTCGTTGGCTACGGGCCAACGATGGAAGAAGTTATGGTTCCCATTGTTTCAATCACCGGAACTCGTGGAGATGCATGCGTACTAACCGCTTCTTCGTCAACTGGATTCACGGTCGGATGGAACGGTACAGACGCACACGTCGTGCACATGTGGGCTGTTAGGATGGCGTCAACGTCATAATGGAAATCTTGAGTGTAATTCACGACGCGCGTGAAGAAACGTTCTACGCCGTACAAGAAATTAAGTCACCAGACGGATCAACGTATCTCGCATTGTTTACGTTTCCGGATGACACACTTGAGTGGCGTTCAGCTGAGTATCAGATCGCACCTAGTGAGATGGATCTATTGCTGGACATCGTTCTGTATGAACCTGTCCTTCCACCACCAGACGATCCCATCCCACTGTTGTATCGTGCAGAGACGATTGAAGAAGCGAGAACTGGACACGTCAACAACATTCTCGCCACCAAGAACAAGATTCGCCCAGTTCCACGTGCGTGGAAGACTAACGCACAAAGGGCCGATCGACTTCGCACGGCGGGCGTGCATGATAAGTGGATAAAGGCGATCACCGACGATGCACTTATGCCAATTCGTACAATGGCAAAGATGGACGTTGACGTCATCATAGAGAAGGCGCACGTTGTGCATGATCGACGACAAGCGATGCGTAAGTCACGTGTCTCTTCGCATGTAAGTCGCGCGGAAGCATTTCGCGCTGAACGGAATGCCATGAACGTCACGAAGGGTGTGCGATGAGCTCAACAACCACCTCACGTCTTGGTCTCATTAAGCCGACACCCGGCACAGGCGAACCGGTCAATGTTGCCACGCAGATCAATCAGGCATGGGACAAGATTGACGCGGCGATTGGCGCGACAATTTGCACATCGACCACTCGACCAAGCCCTGCCTTTGACGGTCAGATCATTCGTGAAACCGACACCGGAGTCATCGCCGTGCGAAATGATGCGGCGGGAACGTGGGTGTCGATTTACCCACCGCCACCACAGGCAGCACTACCAGGCATCGCCGTGCGCCAAACGAACCTGGTTGCACAAAGCATCCCACATAACTCAGAGACCAAGATTACGTGGGACACAACTGATCAAAATATTGGCTTCACATTCACCTCCGGTACTGACGTTGTTCTCCCGGAGAACGGCGTGTACATGGTGACATGTACCGTCCGCTGGGCGTCTAACGGCACAGGATTCCGACGAATCGCATTGTACCTCAATGCAACTCTTTACGGTGACATGGCCATCCCGTCGGTTGGCGGATCAACAACGCACCCAATGTCTGTCTCTACTCTCATTCGTGCTAATGCGGGAAACATCGTTGATGTGCGAGCGACACAAACTAGTGGTGCGCCGTTGGCGTTTGGTCCGACATCTCGCACGCCAAATATGTTCGTTTGGCGCGTGGCATGATGGCTATGCGTCAGAGTATGATGATGACGACATAATGACATAATGTGGTAGAGTTACTCTGTGCGAGGAACTATTCCACGTTACGCGGTCATACCGACGCATAATCGTCACGACGAGCTTACCGCACTCGTCACTCAACTTAGCCGGCAGTGTGACGGTATTGTCATCATTGACAATGCCTCCACTCCGGCCGTGTCATCGCGTACGCTATACGATGAGACCGGCTGGGACGTCAACATCACGGTCATTCGTGACATGGAGCAGCCGCCGAACCTCTCGCGCCTGTGGAACGTCGGTCTTGACGCGGTCAAGATCGTATGCGACTTGACAGGCGAAGATCTATGGGACGTAGCGATCTTCAACGATGACGCGGTGGTGCCGGACGACTGGTGGGACGGTGTGTCCCACTACATGCGCGAGTATAACGTGACACTCGCAAGTCGCCGGTGCTACGCCAAGGTGACCACCGATCCTAAGATCAAGACCAAGCCTGATGAGATCATTACGGATCGACTGTGCGGCTGGGCGTTCATGATGCGCGGCGAGACCGGACTACGCGCTGACGAAAGATTTCGCTGGTGGTACGGCGATACAGATCTTGACTGGCAGGCACGGCAACTCAATGGCATGCTTCTCGCACCGGGTGAGCCCGTCGGCAATCGTTACGCAGATCAAAGTACACAAGGCGTGTTGGCAGAGTGGGCCACGCGTGACAGCGTCGCGTTTCGGGAGAAGTGGGGATGGCTTCCATGGGCATGAGAACGGCATGTGGTGGCTGCGGAAACACGGAGCTCTACACGTTCCTCGACCTAGGAAAGTCACCGCTGGCGGGCGACTTCGTGACACCCGACAGCACACCACAGCTGTGGCTTCCACTGTCCCTCGGAGTCTGCCCGAATTGCTGGCTCGTACAGCAGATGTATATCGTCGAAGATGAGGACATCTTCAACGACACGTACCCGGCAACGGCGGGACTTGACACGTGGGACAACCACGCGCTTGCGACACTGCTGATCAGTCGTCACCAGGAGCAGCTCGCGCGTGGACCGGTCGTTGAGATCGGTGTGAACGACGGCGATCTACTACAACACTTCCACGCGTACAAGACGATCGGCGTTGACCCGGCGGGTGTCGCCACGCGCAACACCCTCCTCAATGTGATCAACGAGCGATTCAACCTCACACTCGCGCGCAAGATCAGGAACACCGAGGGTGAGGCCGGACTTGTGATCGCGCGTCACGTCGTGGATCGCGTTATTGATCTCGACGACTTCTTCGCCGGACTGGACGCGCTGGTGAGTCCGTTCGGCCTGGTGATCATCGAGACGTCATATCTCGGCGCCACGCTCATGGGCAACCACTTCGGTGATGTCATGCACGAGCGTCGGTATCACTTCTCGCTCACGACGATCTCAGCCATCGCGGAGCGGTACGGACTGTTCGTCGAGAACGTCGAGCTGTCAGGACACAACATGCGCCTCACGTTGGGCCGCAATGGGCCTAGCTTCGGCGTGGTGGAACTGCGTCGAGGTGAGACCTGGATGGCCCAGCGGGAGACGTATGAGGGCGTGCAGGGCCGTGTTGAGTTCATCAAGAACCGGATCGTCGAGTTCGTCGAGCGCGAGCGCACTTCCGGTCGTCGCGTGGCGGCGTATGGGGCGACGAATGAGGGTATGACACTTCTGCTTTACTGTGGACTGAACGCGAACAAGATCGAGTACGTTGTCGACCCGACTCGTGGTGATCGACTGAACACGTCAACTCCCGGCTTCTACATCCCCGTCATCGCACCCGGTGAGTGGCCGAAGCCCGACACATACCTGATCCTCGACTGGCATCACATCGGTCAACTGCTGCGTGCGGGCGCGTCATACCTAGCCGAGGGTGGGCGGTTCATCGTTCCACTTCCTGATCCCATGATCATCTGAGGAGAGACATGCATCCTGAGGCGTACGACGCGGTTGGCCGGATGGCGAAGCTGTTACACATCGATGATGTGCCAATGAGGTCGGCACTAGACATCGGCGGAGCGAACTGGAATGGGCACGCACGAGACTGGTTCGATGTACGTCGTTGGGATGTCATTGATATGGAGCGAGCTGACGATGTTGATCCGGAGATCGACACATGGTTCGTCGGCGACGCACGAACGTGGATTCACCCGCAGTTCGTGAGGTACGATCTCATCCTCTGCACCGAGGTCTTCGAGCACGTGCAGAACTGGGAGCTTATCATATTGACGGCGGCATCACATCTGACCGATGATGGCGTCTTCATCTTCACGTGCGCCAGCACCGGTCGCCCAACTCACGGGGCAACAGGTACGCCACAACCACTGCCCGGTGAGTGGTACGCCAACGTCGCCGCACGTGACATCGAGCTCACAGCGAGTAAGTTGTTCCGTGATGTTCACGTGGAGTACAACCCCGTCCCGGGTGACGCATATGGCTACGGAAAGGGACCACTTCGATGAGTGACGACGACATCACAGTCGTGATTCCAACGATCCCACCACGAAGAGCGATGCTCTCACGTGCTGTGCGAAGTGTCGCACGGCAAACACATCCTGCGGCGGCGATGTCCATCGCGACGGATATCCGCAAGGAGGGAGCACCCCGCACCCGCCAGCGTGGGCTGGACGTCGTCAACACGCCGCTTGTCGCGTTCCTCGATGATGACGATGAGTTCATGCCGTTTCACCTCAAGGACTTGCTGACTCACATGAGGGAAACCGGTGCCGACTTCGTCTACTCGTGGTACCGCGTCATTGATGAGGCGACCGGCCAGGTGTATGCGATCGACCCGGTGTTCCCAGAGAAGAACTTTACCGATCCGTGGGACAACGACAACCCGATCCAGACGACGATCGTCACACTGGTGAAGACGGAGCTCGCCAAGTCCGTCGGCTTCGTTCACGGCGCGCACGAGCCAACACCGGACCAGCAGTACGCCGGTGAGGATTGGCAGTTCACGCTGGGATGCATGCGCGCGGGTGGCAAGATCAGTCACCTGGTGAAGCACACGTGGCTGTGGCATCACGGCACCCAGAACACGAGTGGGCTGCCTCACCGATGGTAGCGTGGTGGTGGTGGTCGTACCTACTGGCGGCGATCGGTGTCAGTGGACTGTGGTTCGCCGGCAGCAGTCGTAAGATCGGCTGGGCGATCGGCGTCGGTGTTCAGCTACTGTGGATCATCTACGCCGTCGTCAGCAAGCAGTGGGGTTTCATCTTCTCCGCACTGGCATATGGTGGCGTGAACATCAGGAACTGGCGTCGGTGGCGACGAGAGGAGAGACGTGAAGACGTACGTGTATCCCGCTGACGTCTACGGCTGTGGCTACTACCGGCTCATCTGGCCGGCGAAGGCGCTACGTGATCAGGGTCACGACATCCAGATCATCTACCCAAGCGAGCGCTCACGGCACTTCCAGGGATCACTTGATGTTGACGGGAACATGGTCAACGTCAGTGTCCCGGCCGACGCCGAGGTGATCGTCCTGCAACGGATCACGCACAAGTACCTCATCGATGCGATCAAGATCTTGCGTAAGCGCGGCATCGCCGTTGTGATCGACATTGACGATGACCTGGCATCGATCGACCCGAGTAACCCGGCGTTCATGCAACTGCACAAGCGCTACGGGGAGAATCCCGAGCACAACTGGATGAACGCCCAGAAGGCATGCGAGATCGCATCGTACGTGACCGTATCAACCGACGCTCTCCTACCGCGTTATGCTCCACACGGTCGCGGCGCTGTGATCCGCAATCACGTGCCACGTCGATATCTCGACGTATCGCACGAGGACTCCACGGTGATCTCATGGGCGGGCTCAACACACTCTCACCCACGTGACCTAGACGTCGTCGGCATCGGCGTGGCATCACTGATGGATGAGACCACATACCGACAGATCGGTCCCGTGGACGGAATTCGTGAGGCGCTCCGACTTCCATTCGAGCCGGAGGCCACCGGACCGAAGGAGATTCTCCGGGAGTGGCCGGAGACACTGGCGACCATCGGCATCGGCATCGCGCCACTCGCCGACACACGGTTCAACGCGGCGAAGTCGTGGCTTAAGCCGCTCGAGTATTCGGCGCTGGGAGTGCCGTGGGTGGCATCACCGCGATCCGAGTACAAACGCCTGCACGATATGTTCGGCATCGGCTTGCTCGCAGAGAAGCCGAAGCATTGGACGCGTGAGCTACGCAAGTTGGTGCGTGATGACGCCCTTCGCAAGGAGTTGTCCCAGCGGGGTCGTGAGGCCGCGGCGCAGTTGACCATCGAGGGCAACGCGTGGCGGTGGGCGGAGGCGTGGCAGGCCGCGTATAACATTGAAAACCGGTAATATCGGACATTCTGGTAAAACCGGAAGACCCTGAGATCCTCCCTAACGCACAGACAGGGAACCGGCCGATAGTTGCTATCGGCCGGTTCTTCGTGTCAGATGGGCCAACTAAGACCGCAGCTGATGCAGCTTTCGTGCCGTGTGCGTAGCTTCTCGACATCGGAGCTACCACACCCCGGACACGTGACTCGCGTTCGCTTGGTGGTGGCCTTACGTCGTTGTCGCTCCGTCAAGCCGCCCCACACACCGAATCGCTCATTGTACTCGAGTGCGTAGTTTGCACACGTATGCTTAACAGGACATGTGGCGCAGATGCTAGCCGCGAGTTCTTCCTTCTCCGGATCAAAGAAGATGTCAGGATCGTATTTGCGGCACAACCCGAATAGTCGCCACCTATGGTCCATGTGGGTTGTTCCTGTTCGCGCGTAGGGGTGAGCCCAGCGGGCGAGTAGCCCGCTGGGCGTCGATGTGCTAGGGGTCAGACCCGGGTCAGCAGCCGGCTGGCGACACGGTTCAGCGCGTTGTGCGTCTGACCCTGGAGAGCGCCGATGAACCGGGACTCCGGCGAGCCACCAGAGCGGCCCCAGTCGAAGTCCTCGGAGACGGCGTTCAGCAGTCCCCACCCGGTGTAGTCGAATCCAACCGTGTCGTGCTGGTGCCACGCCGTGATGATGCGCTCGATCTGCTGCGCGCGCTTCGGGCGGTTCGGCAGCACGTGCTCGAGGATCTGCTTGGCGTTGTCGTCGTCGATCTTGATCTTCGTCAGCTTGTGCGCGGTCTCCTCGAACTGCTTGGCGTACGCACCCAGCTTCGCGAGCGACTCCTGCGCGTCCTTCAGCTTCGCTTGCACGTTGCCGGTGTGCTTCACCGACCAGCGGTGGGTCGCCTTGGCGGAGAACGAGCGGAGCGCCAGCTGGTTCATGCACTTGTACCGGAGCGGCATCGCGGTGATCTCGATGGCGCGCGAGCCGTCGTGGCTGGTGCGCAGGATCATGAACAGCTCGTGCGGGTCCTCACCGTCCAGTACGGTGATCGTCTCCGGCGCCCGCACGACCATGAACGGCTGTCGACCGCTCTTGAGTGCGCCGGCGGCGACGTAGTAGGGCGCCACGCCGTCCATGAAGTCGAACGCCTCCGCGTTCTGGAGGATCGGGTACGTGGGCGACATGTAGCCCAGGATGAACGACGTGTCCTTCCGCACGACGGCCACCTTGTCCTGCGACTTCTCCGTCCCGACCGTGGCGTCCGCGGTGGCGCCGACGAACACCGGGCGCTTCTCGACCTCGAAGTCGAGTCCGCCGAGCTTCGCCGCCTTGGCGGCGGTCATCGGCTCGTCCACGATCTTACCGAGCTTCATCCACGGCACCTCGCGCGTGGTGACCATTGTATCGGTCATATTCATCCCCTCCATCACTCGATGAGATATATGACTACCGTATCACTACTGTGAGACGATGTAAACCATTTGATCTTAGTTTGTCAGTGAGTTTCGTGAAGATCTCCCAGGCTGAGCGCGGTCAGCGAAAGATCAGCTCGCGAGGTCACAGGTCCCAGCGGGTCAACGCCGATGAACCCACGGGCGTACTCCTCGCGGAGCCAGTCCTTGATCACCTCCGGTGCGTCGTAGCCGTCAAACTGCGCGAGGAACGCCTTGTACGCGGTCTGGATCTTCTCTTCGACGTCAGGCGCCACCGCTGTGTCACCGTGAAGTTCGAGTAGTGCTCCCATCTGCTGACCGTAACGGTACGCCTGTCGACGAACTGGCTTCAAGTTGATCACCTGTGCCACCTCTTTCCACACGAGAACGTCGACCACTCGTCGTCACCGGCCGGCGAGATCGGTGCGATGCAGTCGCCACGGTGCCAGCGGGGGAGCTGGCAGTACTGCCGCAAGAGTCCCCACCGGTAGTATCCATCATCCATGCCGTTCCCGGCCGGAGTCCAGGCCGCCGCCGGCCTGCTGCCGTTGCAGCGCATCGAGCTGAACCTAAGACTAAGACGAAGTGGGAGTCGTGCCGACAGCCGCCACGCACAGCGCCACACAATGGCACAGAGTTTCTTGATCATCACTTCATCACTCCCTCAGAGGTGAGGCGGGCGGTGAGACCCACCCGCCTCAACCTTATCACATCAGAACTTCTTGACGCAGACCGGCCCGAACTTCGCGGCGATCGACTTGCCGTTGGAGAGCTTCGCACCGCAGCAGGCGCAGACCTCGTAGGTGTCGGAGAAGCGGGCGGCGGCGGCCATCGGGCCAGTGAGGTGCTCGCCCTCCTTCGTCGTGTAGACGGCGTTCTTGATCCGCTCGACGATGTTGGCGTAATCCGCGTACTTGACGTACTGTCGGTTCCACCCGCCCGGCGCACCGAGCAGACGGTTCAGGTACCGCTTGCCCTTGCACTCCTTGACCTCGTAGAACACCCAGGTGTTGGGCGACTTGGCGTCGGTGTTCTTGATCGCGTACTTGACGCCCTTGTACGCGGCCGG